ATTATTTATATTAGGGCAAAACATATATTAACATTTTTTATTACTCTGTTCTTCAGAATTCTTATTTTGTTCAATCTATTGTAATAATTTGGTAGTTCCATCATTATTTATAGATTGGTTAAGATATTGTAATGCATCATTCATCAATCTATATAGATCGGGAGTTCTTTCTTCTGTTATTTTAGCGATGGAGCTATTAGTCAGAAAATCATTATTAGGAATAACTACTCTATCAAAGTTGCCAGAGTTCCACAAATCGATTATATCTTTAATTTCATTTTGCAGAACTTCTTTTACTTCCTAAAAATCAGAATCATTAAACCTAGCCTATTCTAAATTCATACCAGGATGAGCTCCTTTAAAATATTTCATTGTAGATATTGGAGCTGCGTTAGGTAATCCTCTCAATACCGCAGTTGTTGGATTATTGTATGAACCAAAACCACCTTTACCATATTTTTCTTTATACCAAGAGCTTCCATATTCAGAACCACCAGACGTTCTATCAAGATTGTCTGTAAATATATATAACGTTCTCGTATTTGCTTCAGCAGTATGTCTGTTATAAGGTACTCTAGATGTTACTATATTAGAAGACTTTACACTTTCAGCAGAATTTCTACTTATTATATCCATTCCCGCAGGACCAATATATTTAACCATAGTTACTTGAGGATAAGTTTTGAATATAGATTCGGCAGCTTGCTGAACGTCATCTATACTATTGGCAAGTAAAGATACTACACCAGATAACTCTTTATTAGAACCAATGAATTTATATTCATCTCCTTTTTTAACTAACTGTTGGAACGTAGCTCCAACCTCTTTTGCTCTTTGAACGAAATCCATGTTGAATTGTGTAGGCGATTGTTCTAGTCTAGATAGCACCATGTTGGTATTCTTTGGATTAGCATCAAACATTCCTAAGTAAGGATCATCTGCTATTGGGAATGTTACATTACCCAATTCATCTACATCTAGCATATTTTGACCAATCATACCTTTTCTAGCATTTAATTCATCTTGAACTACGAAATCGTTGAGTTGACTATAATTAGTTGCGTTAAAGAGACTATATTTCTTATTATCCTTTCTCTTAGCTAAGAAATCTGTATTAAATAGCGATATTAAGTTGTTATCATAGTATGCTCCATCAACACGGATACGACTAGAATTATTACTATATTGCTAATAACCCAATTTGCTCATCCTGTAGTATACCGGATTATAATAAGTCTTACCAGTTTTTTCATCATATGACTGTGAAACATTCCCTAGTACATATAATGCCAGGGTACTAGTTCTGGATGTCTTAATTTTAACGTATTTTGCGTATCTTGCACCTCTCATATCTGTTCTAGCTTTAAACGCATACTTTTTAAATACAGCAACAGAACCATCACCACTTAACATTAAACCGAAGTTACTACCTGCGCCGTAAGTCTTAAATGTTTTGATATATTCATTATCACTGATAGATAACTGCAATATAGCTTGATTTACCAAACCGTCAATATCGTTAGCATATCTATCCTGAGCAATATATTCGTTCAATGTTATCTTACTACCATCTACATATGCCTCAATATTAGCAAGTTCTCTAATTGGTAAAGCATCGTAGAAGGTAGTTCTTACAGCTGTACCAAATGATGCATCAGTACCACCTGTTTGATAGAACTGCATTACAGCAGCATCAGTAATCCATTTTCTAACTTCAGGGTTAGAACTATGAAACATTTCAGCGATACTGTCTGTAACAGCTTGTTTAACAACAGGATCATTAGTAACCATATTATTTACTATAAAGAACATTGGAGCGTTAGATTTTTTACGTATAGGAGCATGTTTAATCATATCGAAGAAATCTACACCAATACCCTCTTGCATACACAATTGTTCTATTCTATCGTATCTCGCTATTACAGATCTCTGTTTATCACAAAACAGTGTATATAACGGTTTAGTATTTATAGTACCGTCTGGATTAGCAAATTCATTGATAACGTATTGGTCAAAGAATCCTTTTAATACTACTTGTTTTAACTTAGGAACAGCTCTACGTAAGAACTATTTACTAAATTGTCCTTTCTTATTAAATATGGTACATAACTTATCAGAAGCCTGTTTAAACGTTTGAGAATTCTCTAAGAAAATGTTACCAAACATATCCATCGCAGTTCTAACAGAATTCAATTTTTCTTTTAAGAACGATTGTTCAAACAAATTATAAGGAGACTCAAACATTAAGTTATATACTGAATTGAAATCGTCTACATTCTATAAGAAACCCATTAATTCAGTAGAATTCTTACCATACTTTTTAGTATCTACCTACGCTACAGTAATAGCCTATCTATACCTTTGAGCAATAGATTTCAAATAAGCATAAGCTTTAATATAATGCTCTTGCACTTCATCGTCGTATTCGTTAAGATTGTTTTTTAAAGCTTCTGTAGTGAATAATTCAGGTCTTATTTCAAACTTATCAACCTCTTCTTTAAGAGCTTTTACTCTGAAGATAGCTTCCTTTGAGTCATTTAACAATGACTCTACGTATGCTTTTACTCCAGGTTGTGCCAAGAATCTGAATGAATTATTACCAAATCCTCCAGCTATAAGCATACTAACTACATCAAATGTTTCGGCATTGATGTTAGAACGACCGATATAGTTATCCTTAGCAGCATCTACTGCAGCATTGATCATAGCAGAAGTAGTATCGAGAATATATGCAACATTTATAATCGGTAAACCTTTGTCATCCTTTTCCTTTGTTCTTATGTATTCCATACCAAATCCGGTAATACCTATTTTCTCTAGCTAAGGATCGTTTATAAACCCTAAGTTACAAGTTTGAGTAAAGTACTGGAACACAGAATTAAGTGCCATAGGGCCAATAGTAGAATCAGAACCAGAGTTTTGAACTCTCATTTGTACCTGATGTGCAGGGTTTAAAGAGAATCCGTCAGAATTGTTTTTTTCACTGTTATCTTTCATCTCTTTTGTCATTACTCGTTTAATAGGAGCGGTACATACATCCAACGGGGTAGTTGTATGTAACCTATTATCTTCACTTGTAAGTACCGTTTGATAAATATCCAACAATAGATTTTCTCTTTGTTCAAGACTCAATTCATCTATGTGCTCTATTAAGTCTTCAATATTACTATATTTCTCTCTATAATTAACTCTTTCAATACCTCTATCTGTAACAGTATAATTATAAGTAGCAGTAAACAGTTTATCGATATCGAAGTCGGCACCAGTCAAAGCTGTAAGCGTAGTAGGTAACTAAATTATACCACCTTGAGTAGAAGGCAACACATCCACTATTTCAATAGCCATGGTAGAGTTTTGACCTTGAGTAGGTACACGGTAAGCTAACGAGTTAAGTTTATCTTTATTATCTAATATAAATCTACGTTTATCTGTAAAACTCTTGAAATCATTATATTTTGCAGATAATGCTTTGTTTTTCTTAGCTTTGTTTATAACATCGTTAAACAACATTATAGATATTCTAGCCTGCATTCTAGTAACCAATTTACCATTCTCGTCATATTCTCCAGGAGATAATAATTCTTTATCGAATGATACTCCCTTTTTCAACGGATGGTCTTGATCAAAACCAGCACTAACTATCTGATACAACGGTATACCTTTGATGTGTGTGTCTACAATTATTTTACCAACTTGAGATAACAGTCTAGTCTGCATCTAATTTACACTAGGTAATAAAGCGGGATTAGTTATAAAGTTACCATCGGCATCTAATTGGAATGCATCTATATTAGATTGTGCGGCACCAGATTCTTCTAATACCTCTCTTAGCTTTTTAACTAATGTCTATCTACCTTCTTTATCCAAAGAACCATCTGGTTTAAAACCATATTGAGATAAGAATTTATTAAAGCCTTCTTTAGTAAGAGAGTTAAATACTTGTGAATACAACTTATTAAGGTTCTCACCGGATACTAGTTGATTGCCAAAATAATAACTATGCCCCACCGTGTTAAGCATTACCACTTTAGTGAGCTGTGTTAACAAAGAAGCATCATCGTGAGTATGCATATCAGTATCTAACTGTTTAAGTAGTTGGTCAAACCACTGTAAAGATGATGGAGCGTTATATAAGGACTGATTAAATTTACCTTCATGGTCATATAGCTGATAACCGAACATACCTCCTGACTTGGTAGAAGAATCTAATTTAAGCACGTGTATATTCCTATCTAACATTAGTTTATACATGTATTCTGCTTCATGATCTTCTGTAAATATCTTAAACAGAGGAGCAAGTGCAGTCTTATCATATACTGGTATGTATAGTTTATCTTCACGAGAAAGTATACCTCCCTAAGGTCTATTACCGTAATGAATATATTTTAAAGCGGTGGTATCAATCTTAGGAGTACCGTCTTCATTTTCGAGATAACTAAGTATTTTACCTCTATACTTTTCTCTCAATTCTCTGTGTACAGGAGAATTCCATTTATCTTCTGTATTATACTAATAATCTCCATATAATATACGAGAATCGTGAACAAAACCTTCTAACTCAGCGTCACTTATACCAAGTACTTTTGCAGAATTTTTAATTACTTGCCAATCATTAGGATAAGCTTCTCTATTATTATAGAACTTATATAATTCATCATAATGTTCCATAAATATATAACAAGCCTCTTCCGTTTGATTCCAACCGTCGTCACTGCGTTGTCTTAACTCTCTAAACATACTAGGAGAAATCCAAGTAGTGGCATCAGTATAATCTTGCGATAAGTAACCGGCGTAACGATTCAGAACATCTTTTACAATAGCTTGTGCAACTATTTCATCACCGTAATTTTCCAAGAAATTCTTATAAGGAGCGAATACACCATTAAACACTTCTTGTTTTATCTTACCGTCAGCATCAAGTAATTGTTTATAGTCGATTTTTGCGTTTACCTCAGCATCTTCTAAATTAACATCATAATCAATCGCTACATCAATGCCGAGTGTTTTTCTAACCAAACCTTCGTAAACATCATAATCTATCAATTTAGTAGTCTAAATAGTAAGCGTATTATACGTACTACTTTCTGTTAAATCCCTACGCTCATCTACAGACAATTGATGCTTTTGAGTACCACTAGAAGCATTCAAACCAAACGTAGATACAGGACCAGAATAACGTTTAGTCATCTTATCAATAGTTTTACGATAACTTTTACCACCTGCGCCGTAATATGCCATATCCCCTTGAACAAGTTTCTCATATTCAAGTATATCTGACATATGACGTATTACAAATGTAGCTATCATCGCGTCCTTGATTTGGTCATCATTTAGAGTTTTATACGTTTTCTTGAATCCAGAAATAAGATTATTAGGTATAACATCATAAGCTTTATTAAGTTTCATATCACTTTTTGCGAAAGCGATATTGGGTAATAAAACTTCATTAGCCACAATGTTCAATAAATCCGCATTATCTACAGTTAACGTATTAATATCAATACCTCGTTCATTGAGCTTATCTGCAACTTTCTAAAAATGTCTATGCTTATAACCAGCTCCTTTTCTTAAATCTATATGCGCATCATCAAATGAAACTACTCTATCTTTACTATCCTTTACAGCTTCGTTTTTAGACGATTTAAAATGATAAGTAACGGTTAATTTATTTAACTCATTGTTTAACATTTGTATTGCATCTTCACGTAAATTTTCAGGTAAAATAGTAGCATTAAATAATTCTCTTTGTTGAGAAACGCTAAGATTAGAAAAACTTTCAACTGTATGATTGGTGCTAAGTATTTCATTAAGTCTAGAGATAAATTTATCTCTAGTATCTTTAGCTTGTTTAATAGCGTTTACTTCATCTAAGAAATAACCGGCAAATATTTTTTTAGCACCTTCATTAACAATCATATTTGTACCAGAAGCCGATTTAATAAATGAAATAGGCTGTTCTAATGCTTCTATAACTACGCCTTGTAAGTCTGCTGAGAACTTTTTATTTGCCAATACAGGGAAAGCGTGATTACCTAACCATTTACCATTACCATCCATTTCAAGTACAGTAACCATACGATTTATGTATTCTTCCTTAGCAAAAGCAAATTTATCAGATTTAGAATTAGCATAGTCACCCTCAGACATGGTCTGTAAACGAGTATTCATTTTAGAATCCTTTAACTATTTACTATGCAACCACAAAGAATGTTCAGCATATGGACTTTTCATTTGATAGTTCTTCCATTCAGTAGCTTCACGTTCTTTAGAATCACTATTGTAGTGAGGTTTTGTCCATAATTTAAACAACCTACTAATATAGTTAAATGCCCCAATAGTGTATATTCTTACATTTTTAGGTCCGTTCTAAGACATTGACTTCTATTGTCTAGGAGAATACTTACCTAAGTTCTTTAAGAAATTCTGTACTTGAACATTATTATCTATTACTTTCTGTACTTTCTGTTTAATACTATCCTACTCAGACAATATATCTTTAACCGTTAGATTGGTAAAGCTAGTGTTTATCAAATTAAGTACATTCTTAAGAGTATCAACCTAAGCTTTAGAAATTCTATCATTTTCTACTAAGAAACGCATCAACATATCTACAGATTGTTTTAATTCTTGGTCACCTTCTACGAACATGCCAAAACCGTCTACTTGATACATCTTCTTAAGAAGATCTGTTAACCTTTCTTTAAATTTATTAACATCTATAGTTATGTTAGATAGTTGACTTATTGCTTTTTCTATAGCTTTCTTTTCTTCAGAACCATTGTATTTATTCTTTTCAACATCATATTCTCTACTACGATCAGCTAACGCCTCCATAATAGAACGGACGATGACTGCCCTAGCTTTAGTAGTAACTTCGTTTACATTACCACTAGTACTTCTAGCGTTTACAATCTAGGGTTTGACAATATTACCGTCTTTATCGCGCTCTGCTTCAGTAACATCGTAAACGTTATTTTCAAAACTATGCTGATATCTACAAACGCTGGTAAAGAACTTATTCTATAAGGATTTATTTACTTGAGGATCCTCATCCTAAGTAAGACGTTCCAAAATTGCCGCTACATCTACCTGATCTTTATTCTACTCAAGTACGCTCATCATTTCTTTTTCAGAAACACAGTCTTGAAGTAACTCGGTAAATCTGATATACAATTGACCTGGATTATCATAGTTAAACATACCATTTGAGTTATACTTATTATTTCTAGAATCTTCAGAAGTAATAGTATAGAATAATATTTTAACAGATAATGCTGCGCTATTCCACATATTTCTTTGTAACGAATCTCGCTCTTCAGAGAAACCTAAATTCAGAGATTCTTCGTCAGCAAGTTCTGGATCTTCGTCAGATGTTAATTCTTCAGTATCTTCTGTATTTTGATCTACTCCTTCATTAATTTCTTGAGTTTCATTATCTTCAAGAGTTGATAATAATTGATTAGGGTCTTTCTTTTGATTAGATATTTTAAATTGTCTACGTAACGTATCATTTATAATGCCTTTCCAAGCTTTCCAAGCTTCATCAGTAAGTATGGTATCATAAATAGTTTTAAGGTTATTAAACCTAATTACATTGTCAAAGTCATTGCGTTCAAATGCTTCCATAATGCGTTGACTAAGACCATTATAATCTGCTTGAAGTTCCCCACGTATACCATCAAGTGCCGCATCAATATCTGTATAATTATGAACAGTATCCAGTAATTTACTATTATTTACTACTTTGTCAAGCAGTGTTCTAAGTATCTAATTACGTTCAGTAATAGTTCTAGCAATAATAGTACCTTTACTGTCAGTTATACCAGACATTGGAGCAGTCCTAAATATCATTCTAAATAATTTGAAGTTATTTTTAGTAGCTTTTGCATACGCATATCTACCGCTATACATATCCTAGAATAGTTTATCAATGCCTCTGTAATTAGGGTGAGTACGCAAACCAAATATCTTACGTATCATCTTAGAACCAGTATCATATACTTTCTAGAAGAACTTAACAAACTTATTATTACTGTAAAAACCATCTATACCCTGATTAGAATATTTATTTACGAAATCCTTAAACAGATCTGCTGCAAACTCTTCAACCTACTGGTTAGTCATATCTGCTGTTTCGGGATAAGTACTTCTAATATCCGAGTATAACTGTTTTCTTTCTTTTTCAGACAGCACAAACAAACTAATTCTATGGAACGCCTCATGGTCCATTACACCAGCGGCTACTTGCCCATTAGCAGATTTATATATGCGCATAAATGATTCACAACATTGACCAAACACGTATACATACGCTCTACGATTGGTATCAAAAGTAAACGGAATATCACTGGTGAATTGAATCTCAGGATTACCTAGTATTCTTATCGCTCTAGCTTGAGCTACTTTATAATCTTCTTTTTCAACGTGATTATCTAAGAACTATACGGCTTTACCGTAAAGAGGGTTAGATCTACGCCATTCTTTATACTTATAAAATAAATCAGCTAAATTAGTTTTGTATAGATCTTGAGTAAACTTACCTAGATCCGTTATCATTCCGTGATTTTTACCATACTCTAATATTACAGATCTTATATAATCCATATCTTCTGTAATATTTGAAGTAGCTAATTTAAAGTAATTCAAATTATTTAATAAAGAAGCAACAATTTTTTCAACTTCATTTAAATTACTTGCTGGAGCGATTGAAGCACTTGTTACCGGTGTTACAGTAGCTGCTACAGTAGGAGTAGTTGCAGTTGGAGTAGTGCCCTAAGATAGATTTATAGGAGATGCAGCAGGTTTTACAGATTGTGAGACAGCAGCAGGAACAATGTCAGGGGCAGCAGAAACAGGTGCACCTTGTAATTGTATAGGCGATGCTGGAGCTGCTGGAGCAGCTATTTGTGGTGCTGCAAAAGGAACAGGTGTCTGAGATACCTATGCAATCTACTGTTGAACCTATTGTTGCGTAGGTTGAATCGAAACTTGCTGTACTACTTCTTGGGTAAGAGGTATTCTTACTTTTACCGTTTTACCGGTGTTATCCACAACATTGACATTATACGCCTTATAAGGAGTTCCGTCTGCTTTAGTTTCACTCTACATTTGTTTTAGAAGACTTAAAAGTTCTTCTTGAGTAAACTACCTGGATCCGTTTACACTATAAATATCATAGCCGTTTGTAATATCTGATAACCCGTTTTTAGTAGCTTCCTAGATAATAAAACTATTTAATGAATCTACAGTATAATCTATTTTCTAAGTTACCTGTTGGGTTACTATCTAAGGTTGTTCTGCAACTTGTTGGGGTTGACTGATTTGTTGAGAGAACTGACCCACTGGTACAAATGATTCTGTTGCTGCAGCTCTTGCACTAGCTGCACTATTTGAATTTTTAGGGTTACTAGGATTAGGTATGGCATCGTTACCAGTAAACGGAGTATCTAGAGCAACTATAACGTTACTATACATTCTAGCACCTTTATCTGGGTTTATATCACTTCTAACTATACCTTTACTAATAACGTAGTGTTGATAATTTTCTTCAGCGTCTAATTCAAATACAGAGCTTTCTTTAACTAACCCACTTCTTTTAAACTCAGAATCATCGGTAAGTTCAATCTTTGCAGATAAACCAACGTTTGCGTTATCATTCAACAATTTAGCTCTATCTACTCTAATTTGTTTTCTATCCTATAAGAATTGAATCAGTTCACTAATATTCGTATCATCTAATGTTTTAGAACCAAAATGAATCTAACCGCTGTTATCGACAAATAGTAAATTAGCAAACGCGCTACTAGAACTATCATTTTCTATTCCTTCTGTACCTATGTGAATGATAGATTCTAGTAATTGGCTTACCGTAGCATCTGTATTAATACGATAACCTGGTATTATATTAGAAGGAATATTACCATTATACGATAGCTCTCCAGTACGTACAGCGTCTAGTATTTTAGCGATAAATGTAGCTTGATGTATAGCTAATTTTCTACCATTTAAATGTACAATTCTACGCTTACCAGATGAGTTCATAAAGGATGGTATGATTAAGTATACACCACCAGGTTGGCCTACTGCTTCATTAACTGCAACAAAGTTACCAGAACCATCTCCACGCAGTAAACGAGCTTTACCAGTACTTTCGTTATAAGAACCTACAGCAAACTGTACTCTAGAATGTCTGCCGTCTTCTTCAAATTGTTGCTTTTCTTCTGCAGAAGCTTGTTCTTTTAATGTTTCTGTTAACTAGTCAGCAACATTTTCAAGCATTTTATCAAACTCATCTTTTAATTTGCCATAAATTATGTCTACAACATCTAGAACTTTATTTCTCTCAGTTACTTCTTCACCATTTTCATCTTTGAAACGTATCTTTCCATATTCATCATAAAGATCTTTAAATACCTCATAATTCTTAAAAATGTCATACTGGCTGTTTAAATAATCAATAAGTACTTTTATATCTGATTTATTATTAATTACTTCTTTATAAACATCATATAGACCATCCAATACTTGTTTTTTGTTCTGTTGTATAAGTTCTTGCTCTGCTTCAAGATCTGTAATAGCATTAATTACATTGCCTTCTTCATCTACGTCTTGTGTACGTACAGACTTACTAGCAAAGTCAGCCAAATCAAAGTAATAAACGCCATTTACTTCTTTTATATGTAGACAGTCGATGTCATTTAAGTTGCTATTTATTACTTTACCTGATTTCGCAAAGAATCTTTTATTAGCAACAGGGCCGTTATTAGGATGGTCTGTACCACTCATCAGCATATCTGTCAAATTAGACACATTGGTAAGTCTACCAAAATGTCTATTCCTAATATATTTACTAATCAAATCAATTGCTGCAGCTTCCCTTTCCTCTGGAGTAAGCGTAACGTTCGGATTTGGAGTAAATTCAAATCTAACCTGATTAGAATCTACAAAGTCTTCAAAGAACTGTTGAGGATTTGTAACAGCATCTATAGCTTCATCCAATTTATTTAGTAATTCAGCAATTCTTTGATTGCTCATTTTAACAGGATTATTAGGGTCACCAAGAGTCCTAAATTCACCATCTTCATCCTTTATAAGGACTCTAACGCTTCCAGGTTTTCCTGTTTTTCTATCACCAGGTTTGTGAAATCTACCGCTATCTATGTATTGAGCAACCTACTGCGGACTTACAATCTGTTTTGTACCTCTACTTATATTCTCATTCTTGTATGATAAAAATAAATTAGGGAATTCATCCTAGATCAAAGCAAACAACCTATCAATTCTATTAGACTTTTCTACTGATTGTAATTTAGTCGATGTAGACGTATAATTAATAGGACCAAACACTGTAGTATTAGCAATACTACCTGCCGCAAAAGAGTCCCTTAAGATTAAACCATCCCCATAACGTATACCATCTAATACAATTTTTTCAAGTATAGTTAAATCTGTATCTTTACCATCCTGTTTATGTTTCTACTTTAGCTGTTCTACAGTAACTTCTTTACCGAGTATATCGCTAAGCTGTTCTGCGAAACTATTGTATATTTGTTCGCTATTTGGTAAAGAGAAAACTTTTTGTACTTGCTCAGTGTACATTTTAGTTAATTCTTCGACTGTAAGTACATCAGATTCTGGTAATTGGGCCAAGCGCTTACCGTCAACATCGTAGAATACAGGAGATTCCGGATTAAACTGAGGATTTTCAAACTTTTGATTATACTTTTCAAATGTTATTTCAACACTACCACGTTCGATATGAATTGTAGATGCATATGGTTTTTGTTTTCTATTACGCTGATTTTCTTTCTCAGCAGTATCATCAAAACCGTCCTGTGTATTAAATTGCATAGTTTCGTCCTATTCATCTCTTCTTTCTTCTGCAGTAATTGCAGATTCATTCTCTTTCTTACGATTGTGAGCCTGTTGTAAGAATGATTTAACCATTGCATATCTCCATTGGAATTTAGTAGTAAATTTACCATCTTGATTATACGCATTTGATTCATCTTTTAAATCGGCCAATACTAACGGTACATACAATTTACCAGCTTTATCACCTTTACCATATCTAGGGTTACTTAAGTATGCCTACATCGGTAAAAAACGAATTATCTCCATTAGCTGTGCTCTAGTTACCTCTACAGCATACTCTGGTTTAGCAGGATCAGAAGATTCTAAAGTGATGGTATCTGTTGGAGATTGCTCGTTGACTGGTTTTTGCAGCATTGCGTCAGCATCTTCTAAGAATTTTTGTAGTATGTCCTTCTTACCTACAGATTTTGCATGTGCCGCTTGCTTTACCAATTTGTTAAACAGTTTGATAGAACGTTTAATTGCATTTTTTCTTTGTTCGCTAACAGTACCCCATAAATCAACCTTAGTTTCATCCATAGAGTATGAAAAGAAACCGCTCCACTATTTAGCTTGATAATATGGAGAGCTAAGCACTGAAGTAGCTTTCTTGTTATTAGTATCTCCCAATGAATAAGCAATGGCGTGCTTTATCTCTGATTCTTCGTTTTCTGCCTCTAAATCTCCAATTTCTTTACGTATTTGCTCACTAGTAACACGTAACACATTTTTATATTGAACCGCAGAAATACCCGGATTAGTAAGTCTTCTAGAACGTTCGGTAACGGCTCTTTCTTTAAGAACTTCATTTGTAATTTTATAAGATTCATTTAAAGTGACCTTAGTACCGTCATTATTTTGATAATATAACTTATCTAAGAGTTCATCACCATACTTAACGTTAAGTATAGAAGCAACATCTATGTTATCTAAAGCTTGCTTAGTTTTATTTATTAAATCCTAAGTGTTCTCAATCATATTATATAGGCTAGTATAAACAGATAGATTAACTTCACTTTCATTAGGATCTATCTTATCAATATCATTTTGATAAGCTTTTAATTGATTCTGTAAAGCGCGTAAATTGATTTGTAATCTTTCTTTGTCCAACACACTCCCATCCTTCTTAACATTAAGAACTAACTCTAAACCGTTATTTTCAGAGTATACAGATTTGCTTAAATCTACGGTATATAGATTGCCTTCGTCATCAGTAAAGGTTTTGTTATCAGTCTTTAATGGCTTTCCACCCTTACTTAAGAATTTACCAGGAATATTATACTTAAACTGTCTAGCTTGCGCCTCATCGTTAATTATGTTAGTATTGATAACATCTGTTAATAAATTATTTACCATATCCAACGCTTGCTACATTTGAGGATTGTTACTTCCCTCAAACATTTTACGTATACTCTATAATTGGTACTGGAGCGCCCTTACTTTACTTTGCTTACTACCATTTGCAGCTTCTTGAATATTATTAGCATACTGTAATGCAGTATTTAATTGTTGATATAATTCAGATCCTTTATCTAATGAAGCTACAAATGCTTCAAACCTATTTATATTTTTAGTAAGATTCTCATCAATTTCATCCAAACGTTCACCTATCTATTGTTCTGTAGCTTTAGCTAACCATTTTCTAACAGATGAATACTTTTCCTAATTTGATTCTGTACCTGTATTCTGTGACTTTTCAAAAGACTGTTGTGATTCAAATGATTCGTGTTTTGCCTTACGGTATTGTTTTATTAACTCTTTTATTTTTTCTGGTTTACCATGAAGTAATTCATCCAAATCTTTTTCGGCCTATATTGCGGTAAGCTTACTCATAATACCATTATCACGAGCTACAACATATCTTTGCATATCTTCAGGGCTCATACCACTGTTAGTGAACACTGTACCTATACCCTTATCGTGTTTTGTCTGCTCATCTAATGCCGCAAATTCAGCAGCAGTACTATTACCGTAATCAGCTAACTCTTTTAACTTAACCTACTACTCTAAATCTAACTGTCCAAGAGAGTCTATTAATTCATTGTGTTGTTTCTCATTAACTTCTATTAATTGGTCAAAGGCTTCCAGTACCTTCTGTTGATTTTCAGTTAAAGATAAAGGAGAATTTCCTTGTAAGGCTTCTCTTTGTGCGGCTAAAAAAGTAGATTCCTATTGCGCTCTAGCCATACGTAAATTATACATGTGTTGATTAGACCACAGTATACTAAATAACAAGTCATTGGGTACCTCTTGTGGTAAACCAAGACTACGCTTTATTTTTGTAAAATGCTCATCTGTTACGTTACTACGTATAGCTTGTTGAGTATTTAGAGATAATTTATCAAACAAGTTCTTCTAATTCTCAGCATTATTTTTTTCATATTGGCCCATCGTAGTGATAGCATAATACGCATCTTGCATATCTGTATCTACTGCAGATTTAGAATATCTCTTATAATTTCTTTTTAATTCTTTAAGTTTGTTATTTAAATTTTTACGAGTATTATCGCCAATAGATTCATCTTCTAATTGCTTCTGAATATCAGATATTTGCTTACTAATGTTATTTAACTCTTCCATAGTATGCCCCTTAATTGGAGATACTTGCGCAAAATCACCACTGATTCTTTTCCACGACGGATCCAATATATTTTTCTTATATGCAAACAATGTTTTTGCTGTTTCAGCTTGCATATCTATAAATTCATCAATAGCTTCGTCAGTTAGTTCTCCAGTCTACGGCTTTATGGGATCACCATTAGCATCTTTAAGGTTACGATTTACAGGACCTATTATTTTGTATAATGCGTCTGTATCAATTTTCCATCTGCGAGTAGTTTTACCGTCTTTACTTGTCTTAGCACTTTTTAATTCATCTCTTAAATAATTTAATGTTTGTTCGTAATCAGACGAATTAACAAAATCATACTTACGCATGTTTCTGAAGAAGGTCTCTATTCCATTGATGTCAGCATTTTTAGATAAAGATTCTTCTATAAATTTACCCATGCCGTAAGCTCTTTCTACTCCTTTATAGGTTTCATAAAAGTTCTTAGCAGAAACAGCGGCGCTCTGAGGGGAAAGTAATGACAGTAGACCACCAGCCCACATTTCCTCTTGTAACTGTAAATCGTTTTTGTATTTGGAGTTAAGGCCTAAAAAAGATAAACCAGATTCAGTTCTAAATAACAGATTATCAAACATATCAGACAGTACATTACCGCTAGTTATAGCGTCAATAAAACTGTCTTCAGCTCGTTCTTCATCGTATTTACCTTCCATGAATTCTTTTTGGATAATACCTTGAGCGCCTTCTTCAGTACCTTCTTCGATAAAATTAAGACCCACTCTCTTAAGAGTACCTGCACCATAGTGCTTTAATGCTTTAAGACGCATCTTACCAGCTAATTTAGATATATCTAAATTAGTTTTCATTGTAACATCTTGAAGATAACTCAAAGGATTTAATTTATTAGTAGCCTCACCAATTTTAGTACCAGCCCCTATATATTTACCAGCTCCTTTAGCAAGAGTTAATGGTTTTAATGGAGTGTATGAAATCACATCTGTAAAGAATTCTCCAGCACCTAGAGCATTATTCCTTTCATACACACGTCTGGTACCAGTAAATGCATCGTCCATTGCTTGAGCTAATTCATATCCACCAGTAAAATCGTATTTAAAACGAGTGTCTGCAGCAGCCATACCAACAATTTCATCGTCGGTTATATCACTTAAATCTGGGTATCCTAATTCTTTGGCTTGTTCCCTAAAATTATTAGCTATATCATGAACATTTAAGTTCTTATCTGCCATTATATCAAGTAATCTATCTTTATAGGCGCTATAAGCCTCCATGTGTGATTCTTGCTCACGTGCTTTTGCTCCACCAACTACTTGACCAATAATAGCTCCACCAATACCAGCAACTAAACCACTAATACCTCCGGCTATAGTACCTAACGGACCACCAACAGAACCGACTGCAGCGCCTGCTTTCATTAAAGCTAACGATGAACCAATACCAGCTGCTAAAGATGCAGCTTGCTCTTTCCAAGAAGAAGAGGACAGTCCTTGTGTAGCAGGTTGTGTATAAAACCAATTACCTAATTTAGAGGTTTGTTCAGATTTACGAGTATAATAACTACTTACTTCATGACTGTTTTTCCAATCTTCAATGTCTTTTAGATCGGTCTAATAATCTTCAAATGCGTCATCGTAATCTCTGATAGCTTTGTTTCTTATATCTTCCAACTTATTCATGTTTTCCCATATATCGGAAGAATCAAATTTGCCATCCTTAAGTAAGCTATTATAATCAGCGTTGGAAGCAATTATATTCTGTAAACTATCATTATCTATATCTTTATTAGATATAATGTTCAATAAGCTTTCGACTCTTTCTTTATCTCTTGTTGCAGCTATCATTCTGTCTTTGTCGTCCATTAACTATCCTTCATTCATGTTAATCATGAATGTAGTTCTAGCGTCAGCATTAAACATAAAGAAAGGATAACTGTTAAAGAAATCGTCATCAGATGCACTAGACTCATCGGCTAAACTACGAGCTGCCCCTCTAGTCCAATCATCTGTTAACGATCTAGAAGGAGCATACCCAACATTACCACGAAGTTTTTCAAAATAACCATAATCTGAAGCAGATTCTTTTATCAATTCGTCATTCATTTTATTATCTTAAATTTATCCATGTCGTAGTCTAAGGACTCTGTATGGCTGTTTGTTGTTCATTGGCTTTATTTAATTCTGTAGACGCGTTTATCTATTCTCTATAATATGCGTCAAGTCTGAATTTAGTTGCAGGTGGGACTGTTTTGTTTATAACAATTGGTACTTCTACATAATCAACGTCTTTTCCAACAGTCTTACCTTTTTCATTTGTTTTAGTTATAAACTAAGTAACTCCAGATAAACCTTCGTCATTATATATTTCTGGTAAATCGTAATCTGACCACCAGGGTGAAGTTTCATTTATTTTATCTACTGGAACTTTAACTGTAACCTGAAATGCGTATTCATAAGGATCAGTACCTTGCACTGGAGTATAACCGTTTAGTGCTACTATTTCCAAATTACCATATTTACCAGAAGCAGTATTGTTACGAATGCTAAATGCTTCGTTTTCCCAAGATAACCAACTAGGATCAGTTGTACCAATAAGAGTTAAATTTTTATCTAGTCCTCTTTTACTATAATTCTAAGTTCTAGCAGCCTCATCTGCATCCGATCTAAATTTAGGGTAATTATAGTATAGATAATCAAAACTAGATTTAGCTGCATCAAAATCTGCAGTTTGAGTTGTAATTTTGTTATCTTTATCTACGCCAAATACGGCAGACAATATTAAATCCTAATCAGGTTTATTTATTTTCAAATCACCCATGGTAGATCTAACTGCCGCATCAACACCTCGTAAACCTGAAGAAGAAATTTTATTAAACAGATTATTTAAAGGATTTTCAGAAGAATCATTTATGTTGAGATATGAACGCAAAGTACTATATGCCATTTCTGTAGACATCAACTCATTATGTGTTTTAGCATTCTTTATTATACCTTCATTTATCTGATTATACTTAATACGTAGCGGATCATTTTCATCGAGTAACTAAGAAGAGTTAGTAATCATGGTCTACAATAACTCTAATCCTATATTACCGTTCTATATATCCTATTCACTTATCGCTCCATTTTGTAAAAGTATTTTTAACTAAGCATTTATCATATTAGCTGTAATAGGATTCTGAGCAAACTCTCCATAGATACTTTTTATTTTCTGCGCATCCACTAAGTTATCAGCTTTAATAATTTTACCTATTTCAGGGTTTGCTAATTTTGTAGATTCCGCTTTCCTGCGCATGGCATCTGCCTGTAGCACATTCAAATCAGTAGGATATAAGAACGGTAATCCTTGGTCACCCTACTTACCTTTATTTTTAGCATCCAGCTCTCTCTACTTCAAGGTAAGAGCTAATGATGCTTGGTCTATTACAGGAGTTTCTATTAACTTATCTGACTATTCTGTAGTAAGAGCATCAATGAATGACTCTCTTATTTCAGAGAAACTGGCATAAGGATTAACATTTTTATACATTTCACTAAATCTATCAAAATGTCTTTGACCTGCGGTAGTACTAAGTATATCATCTGCATGATCACTAAGAGAACGTCTAACATCGGCTCTACTAATTGCCATCCAATTGGTAAAAGGCATAGTAGCTCCGCTATTTGGCGCTTTCCCTTTATAAAAAGTAGGTTTAAGATCCTTAACGTACTCTCTACCTAATTCTTCCATATTTATGTATTTGTCTGGAGATATATTAGTCATAATACCACTATCTCTAGTACTCCAATTACGTAAATCAGAATATCTTGGGTCATCAAACCAATCTGCATATAAACCTTGTGCTCTTAACGCGGCTTTAGCTTTTTCACGAGTATCCATATTCTCAGCACTTTTGCGAAGATTGGCCAAATGTAAATAGTCTATACTATTCAAACCTGTATAAAATCTAGATCTAAACGAAGCATCTTTCATAATATCTGGATTAGCCGCAGCTTCGTTTATTAATCCCTATAATACACCAATAGTTGAATCACGATAGTCTTGTACATCTACATCTGAAATAGAAGAAAATTCACCAAATTTCTAAAGAGCAGAAGACATTTCTTCACTTGCTTTACGAACTTTATCTGCTTGTTCTTTACCTATCCTATATAATCCACCAAAGTTAATAGGTACATATGTATTTAATATAGGAGCTTCCGCTGCTCTATCATATCTATTAGCCTACATTGTTACCTCCTTTTCTTAACCATTTATTAAACTGTCTAATAGTATCTGCTGTATAACCGGATTGCAAGAACGGAGCGAACATAGCTAACATTGCATTATCTCTAGCCTCTTGATTACGCATCAATTCTCTATTCTGAGCCCATTGACTTAACTGACTTAAACCAGCTCTACGTATGTTTCTAGTAGTAGCTCTGTTTTGAGCATTAGCCTCGTTAGCTATATTTGTAGCATTAACCCATTGCTGTCCTAAACTATTCATAGTATTGGCATAATCACCTAAGTATTGGTTATTAGCATTACTTTCTTGAGATCTTAAACTAGCTATAGCTCTATCAGTATTAATAGCTGATTGTAATCTATAAGCAAGGTTAGCTCCTGTATTAGTATTAATTTGGCTAGCATTATAATTACTAGTAGCTCTATTACGATTTAAATCTTCAATAGCAGGATTAATATCATATCTACGTCTACGCATAGTATTAGTAATGCTAGTAGCATATGGGTTATATACTGCATCAACTGTTTCAGGTCTACCAGTAAATAGATTAGACATAATAGGAGCTAAAGAAGCCATACCTGACAAAGCAGAACCCCAATCAAATTTATTATTTTCAGGCTCAGGTTTGTTATAAGCATTACTTTTAGGTAAAGTGGTAACCTTATCTGCTTGAGAAGTAAGAGCGTCTCCTAAACCTGCCATTTCATCATTAGTAGCAGTTAATAGTTCTGGATGTTTTGGTTTTAACGGGTTAACCGTACCGTACCAAGTAAATGGTAATTCTGGTTTACCTTCGTCAATTAATCCTATATTCGTAGAAGTAGAAGTTGCTTTACGTCTACGTGTTGGAGTACTAGTACTTACAGTAGCTGTAGTCGATGTAGGTTGTGTATTACTAGGATTAACTGGTACATGATACCATTGATTATTACCAGTTCCCCATTGTACTCCAGCTCCCCATTTACGGTTTGGATTATAGATAGCATCTACTATTCTATCTCCTAAACCAGGTTTAATTTCATCACCTAAAGCAGCAGCTTGTATCTACTTAGTTTTAGGTTTAATACCTTTACTTTGTTTAACAGATTCCTGCATAGCAAATAACTAATCATGAATCATATTATTATTCATTTCATTTAGTTTTGCTGCATTCTCTGCAAATCTGTCATTATATTTACTTTTTTTCTTTGCCATCATTTTCTCACCAAGTTGTGCAAATGTTTCTTTTCTACCAGGTACTTTAAGTTTATCACTTAGTACTCTACTACCTTCAGGTAAACTAACCAAATTACTATCCGTAGGCTTATTGTTCTCTGGTACTTTACTTATACTTCCGTCTGGAGTCTATATTAATTCACCATCATCTACATACGCTAAAGAAGAGGACGTTCCTCCATTAGCCATAGTATCTGTATTCATCCCTATCATATCTTCATATGCTTCACTTTGTAGGTAATTAGTACCTTGTACAGCGGCTCTATTACTATAAGCATTCTTCTTAATTGCTGCTCTTTTCCTACGAAGTTTTCTATTACCGAACGCTCCAATTAGACCACTACCAAGACTACCTTCATCATAATCAGTAAAAGAAGTCATTCTAGCCTCTTCACCGGATCTACCTATTAGCCCTATGCCTGCTCCTACTGCAGCACCAATTGGACCAGCAACTTGGAAACCAGTAGCTGCACCACTGGCTATGTCACTTACAGATTGTGCAGCAGCTTGCCCCCCTGTAGTAGCGTTAGATTTCTAAAAAGGAGTAGTTAAAGTATTTAATATATCAGGAGCATTTTCAAGCATGTTATTCCCAATTTCTTTGAATTGAGTTCCAAATGCATATGCTGGTACTTTTGTTTTCTTTTTACTTTTCATATTAAATTAATGAATTTCTGTATGTTGTTGTAATCTATGGTATTTCAAAAGTGTGATCTATATCAGAATCTAACTCATAATCACATATCATATACTTACCTCTTAACCTGGCAGGTAACGATAACGCATCTTCATTCTTATCTGCTCTAGGTATAGGGAATCTAAATGTATCTTCTCTATAATCGGTTATTATATGTTGTTCAGGAGTAATTACACTTCCTTCTTCATCAAGTTCTTCTTCAGTATGCTCTCTAATAGCTTCTTGATGTTTGGTACTGAATTTCATATAATCTATGATATCGTCCTTAATAGACTCTTGATTACCATCTCTAAACTCTCCTTGTAATCTAACATTATCAAATACTTTAGTATAAGGAGCATTCTTATTAATAACTATTTCTAATTTAGCTTTTCTATCTAAAGGAGTTAACCCTATTACTCCAGTATCATGTATAGTATGCAATTCATTGTCTTTTATTGCTACTACTCTATCAGAAATAGGTAACGACCATTTAGGATTAAATGTATAGAAAGATGTAAATCTACCTAACTACTCATTAAATACTAGTGGTTTATTTAGTACATTAAACCATACCTCATTATACTTCTTATCAAATAAGGACATAGCTTTAACCCTATCTTCTTTAATGTTTTTATTAAAGTAAGATTGTACCTGCTTTTCTTTAGATAACTAACTTACTTGACCTGTATAAGAACATATTTCGTTCTTATCATAATCGTACCAATAAAGCACATTATCTGAATTAATTATACTCTTGTCATTCTTAATAGACGAACCATTAGTAGTAGTTACGTAGTCGAATCTACTTAATATACCACCAGTACCTAATACTAGTTGATTTACATTATCGTCAGTAATAAGTGATCTTTCATTGACAGAAGCTACTCCTACTCCAGTATCTTGGAAATAGAATAGTCTATCTTTGAATACTTTTAGATTGGTTATGTCTCCCCACTGATTATCTACATCTAAGTAATCAGCTACTTTGAATTTAGACCACTAATCTATTACTTCATTATTAGTCTTAGCCTATGAAGTTAATATTCTATTAGTATACCTTACGTCTTTATCAGCATACATAGAATTAGGTACATATAATTTACCAGTATTCTATGCGGAATAAACAGAATTATATACAAAGTAAGGAAGATCTTGTACGTGTATATCCTACATCTAAGTAGGCTCTAACTGTAACCAAGAATCTGCAAAATTTGAACTAGTTACTGTTCTATGAATCTGATCTCCGTGGAATAAATTCATATTAATAGAACTTTCAAATGGTATATAAGCTCCTATATAATTCTTCATTCCATCCCATTCTTTAGCATCAGGTAATTGGAATAGCATGGTATTAGGATAATCTAATAAGCTCAGATAAGTATCTCCTCCGAATACATACTTGCTATCGTGTGCTGCTATACTTATGTATACAGAATTCTGTCTAGATGAGAATGTATTACCACCATATATAGAATTACCATCACGTTTAACATTAAATACAGGAATAGCATTAGTAGAATCAAAAGGATGAAGTTCTGGATATTTACTAGTAGGTACGCTATTAAATCCAGAGAATACATTCTATAATTCTGGTACATGGGCTATAATACACGGACCAGCTGGACCTTGTAATGATTGATTATCATTGTGAATAAAGTCAGACATAGAGTAGTTAGTATAAGTTCTATTACCTACATTTATTCTTTTAGCTACTACATCTGGAGCTCCATACATATTATAATCTATATTGGGTGGGTATTTAGCATCTTCAATATATGATGTAGATTGAGATTGCCCAAATGTTGGAACGAAATATTTAGCTATTGATGCTCCACGGTATACCTTATTACCTCTACTATCTTGATAAGGGAATCCCACAGCCAGTACGTTAAGACCCCATCTACTACCATAACCTACATATGGCACAGTATCTTGCTGTAATACTCTACCATCTATCTGAGTAACGTAATCCGCCGCAGCAAATATACTACGACTTACACTATTACCAATAGTATTACCATTTACATAGTTATCTTTAAAATCATCAAACTTACTGTCGTTTACTTTACCACCTACAAATGGAGAGTAGTATGAACCTATACCATCTAAGTACACACTTCCTTCAAACAGTTTAGTTGCATCATCACCCTGTACACATATTTCTGGAGATACTAAACGTATATAATCATTTACTCTCATAGTAAGAGAGAAATTACCAATATCTTCCGCTGTACCTGTTGATATTGCTAATTGTTCACCAATCAAACTACAGAAGAAAGGAGTAGGTCTCATCTCCAAACTACTATCTAATTCAGATCCCTATCCTACATATTTATCCTGCTCTTGAATTCTATACTCATATACGTAACTACCTACTGTTTGCATAACTACAGTCCTATCACGTTCAGTTCTATCACAACGAACTATCTCGTAACTCACTGCACCTACAGGCATCTTCTTTACTTTGAATTCTACGCCCAAAGCATTACCTATAAGAGTATTGTTCTCATATCTAAACGGAGGCATTTGAGAAGCATGAGGCATTCTAATATCCCCTATCCAGAGTACAGGAGAAGCTACCGATTTATCATTGTAGAATATTATACCAAATCTATATATCTCATCTCTTTGGTAACCTCTATAATTAGCAGCTATATAAGGATCAGCATAGTTAGGTATATATGAATTGTTCTACTGTTCTTTAGTAGGTTGTACTATCTCAGGCATCTTGTCTGTACCTCTATTGATATATCTAGTATTGTTTCTAACAGTAGATACATCCATACTACAAGATTGATCTAATCTAAACTTATCTTGTTTATTACTTAAATTTATATCTGTAGTTATGAATGAATATTCTATATTAATACCATAACCACCTAATTCACCTTCCTTATTGTATATATATACATTCTAGGAATTAGATGCATCCTTTGTATACTTTGTGTTATTAAAGGGATTTATACAGTCATGAGTAATAGGAATACGTTTTATAGCTTCATCATCTGTTATAGATAGACGAATATTATTACTATCTAAACTAGATAATAACTATATGCTTCCTTCTGAATTAGCTCTATATGCTCTAGCATCATAGTCATTACCATCTTCATCTTCTGGTATCCAAGTATTCTCTGTTACATTAGCAGCGAATAATCTATTTTGCATTTTAGCAAGAGTCTACGCTATAAACTAATAACCAGTCATAGCATTAAACTCATCTATAGATATATCGCTTAATGTAGAGCCATAGTCTACATACTGAATATCTGTTTGACCATCTGGAATATCTATTTCATCTACTATACTAATAACAGGAGTAGAGTTATTCTGTTCATAAAATAGGCGTATTACTCTTAACTTATTGAAGTCCTAAAGAGATAGCTCAGTAGATAACATTACTGATTTGTTAGATGATTTATTCAAGCCAGTACCTTTATATTCAGAACTACCTTGGCTAGTTACACTATTTGTTAAGTGAATTAGCTCGCTCATTGGAGAAGTAACAGTTTCAGTGCCATGCACATTAAATAATTGATAACAATACGTTACCATTCCAGCTTTAAGGTTACCTTCGGATAACCAACGGAATTTAAACGGCAATAAACTTACTACTGGAGTTATTTCTAATGAACCAGGATTGATTATATTCCCATTCTCATCTATAAGATTAGAATTGTCTATATACTTATTACTCATTATGTTAACAATCTTAATAGGACTGTTTCCATCAGTAAAGTATATCTTTATATTAGTATCTGATTCATAGTTACCTACAATACTTAGTGTAGGATTTTTAGATAAATCTTCACATAATCCTAAAGCTCCTTTACATACTAACTTGATTTGAGGCATGTTGGTATCGAACCCCATTAATCTGTATATCTTATTAATGTTATCAGATGTTTTAGTTATTACCACTGCAATATCATTTATAGTAGTAGTACCTATTATTGTCTCATCTTTAGGTATAATAGTATCGTATCTTCTAGGATTCTCTATACTTTGTAATACTCCTGTAGTTCCTCCATCATTAGTGATAACACGAACATCCTCAGCATATCTGTACTGAGTATCCGGTATCAAATTTACGTCCTAGTCCATATTAAGACCACCCGTAAATGTATTGACTTGTGCAGTATTACTTATCATATCAATCTTAATGCGCTATCTTGGTTATATAATATCTGTTCTTCGCCACTAGTACTGAAGAAAGTATCGTGATCATTCATCTCTGGGTATAGTTTGTGCCAGGTATTCTTTACATTCTCTAAATCATCTACAGTAGGCATCATAGCTTCAGCATATGCTTGCTTACGATAGAAGTTATAAGAGTTACGTATATCATAATAATCTCCCTGACTTATTTGACCTTTTAACTTTTTAGGATACATTAACTTCATAGTAACATACCAGTATATTGCTTCCTTATAAGACTCTAGATCTGGTATCATGGGCATACTATCTTCATCAGTATATATAGCATAATAAGATACCTTAATATATCCTCTAGGTACATTAGTCATTATATAACCAGGTTTAGTCATATACTATAAATCGTAACTATACATAGTACCATCTTTGTGACCTATTCTATTACCTAGATATCTACCGTTTGCTGTAGGCACAGTATTCTAGTTTATTAATGCACTTAATGTTTCTCTAAGGTTATTATCCTCATTTAACTTGTCTAATGCTTCTCTATCATTAGTAAGATTAAACATATTCTTAACCAATGGAAACATAGCTGCATCCTGTATCAACATACAAGCTTTACTACAGCATTGATTATCGTGAGATACACCAAAACTGGATGTTGCTTTTCTCATAGGTAACCAACCACCATTACAGCAGTATGAGTATGCTACCTAATCTAATTTATACAAATCACAGGGCAATGATACTTGGTGACATTCTATTGGAAGTATTTCTACTTTATGCTCAAACTACTATATAGCTCCAATCTTGAGTATGGATTCCATAATCCACTCCCGAATATCTGTAATACGTATCTCATCTTCTCTTAAATCGAGATCTGCTATTACTTTAGCTACTACAGAAGCTGAACTAATCATACGATTATTTATCATAATTCTGGGTAATCTTTTGTTTTGTTGAATATTATTTGAGCTAAATTTCTCTTGTTATCTCTTGAAGCTATAAACTAATACTTAGTTTTATTAGTAAGCAAACTGTCTTTCTTTGACCAAAAGAATCTATACTTATAATAATTACTATGGTCATTAAGTAGGTATACAGGCTTACCGGTTTCTTTTGTAGCTTTCCAGTCCCATCTAAGACTCTTGTCTGTGAATTCTTTTGGCTAATGTTTAATGATTTGTAAAGTACCTAATCTACATGGAAACTTGAACTCTTTACAACTGTACATCACCTCATCTCTAATGTACTAAAAATAGTCATTAATGATATTTTTATATGTCTATAAGTCAATATCGTATGGAGTATTAGGTTCTATGTACTATTTATAGCTTTCATAGAAATCAGTAGTAGTATAACTCTTTCTCTAATATTTCATATATCAATTATTTATTACTAACTCTGTTCTATGTATCATCATGCGCATCATTGGTATCATCACTAGGCATAGTAATCATAAAACGTAATTCTCTCTCTAATATCATCTATGTAATAGTTGGTATCATTGCAGACGGTATAGGAAACTCACTATCTGGATCAAAACAAGCATTAAGCTCTGTAGGATCTTCAGCTATTACATCTACACTGATATACTCTAGCTGATTAGAATCCCCATCTACATATATCCTATTATTCTTAACCCATGCAATATAGTCTTTACATGTAGCTTTTCTATACTTCTATAATTTAGCTTTAGTACGACTACCTATCTAAATTATATTACCAAACATATCACGTACATTTATTACTCCAGGTCTATAGTTAAAGTCTATTAACTTAGGGAGTTCTTTATCTCCTACATAAGTAAAGTAACCTGGTACAGTTTCTTCACGGTCTAAATGGATAGGTTCTATAGTAGTAAGATATAATTCGTTTATATCTCTACCCTTATCTATATCTTGCTTAATCAACATAGCCCTATAACCTATGATCCACTTTTCAATTTGTATTCTACTTAAATGCTCAGACTCTGCAATATTATTATTACGAGCAATAAGTAGAATGTTATCTACAAGCTAATTGAGTGTCATAATATATTATGTTTTAATAACGTTATAAGCCATATAACGCATTTTAAGACTGTTATAGGCACTTTCTATTATTAGTAATACAATCCTTTAATTCAAGTAATAGCGGTCTTAAAAAGGCTTAAAATAAAAAAGGTTGATCTTATTGACCAACCTTATCCATAGCATTCTTCATAGCATTCCATTTCGGCTTGTCTGATCTTATCACACATAACGTAAATATAGTAATACCACATCTTACCTTCATCAATGTCTTTATCATTGATCCAAGCCTTTGCCAATTCAACAAAATGCTTAGTGCTATTAGAATTAGTCATACTTATAATTACTTTATAGTAATCAGAATAAACCATGTTAAGTGCTACGAACCAATCATAACGATTAAATCTGCTACCCAGATTTATTCCGTATTGACTAGCTAATGCGGTAGTTTCTTCTACAGACCAATGTGGTCCACGAGTACCATCCTCATTTTCCATTTTACTTACAGCTTTACGGGCATGTTCCTCATTGAAGTGAGGACCGTGTTCTGCTTCGTAAGCCTTTACACGAAATATTCTATGCATATTATTATTGATTAATATTATTGAATATATTGATTTTACTTAGGTAACTCAATTATACGAGTATCAGTTACCTTGATTATTGGGTTACTGTTAACTATCTGATATTTTTTGGTACGTATCTTCTTCCAATCGAAGTGAAAGAACCTAACGAAAGCATTACGATATTTGTTTTTATATTCTTTCTTCTCTTCTACAAACAGAATCTATTGATTCTTAATATCTAATGTGGCTTTAAGGATTGAGTCCTTTCTACTAACTATGATAGTTGTTAATGGATTAATTTTAAGTTCTTCGTCGAAATCTATTAGCTTATGTTTTATAATAGTTCTAACTGAATCTTTAATCTCGGTATTGATTACATTTATATTAGTTAGGTTCTTGTCTTTGATTTTAAGCTTTTTCTAAGCATCCTTAGTTTCTTTTAATAAACTATCATTACTAGTATTTAGTTCTTCTATAGTAAGCTATAGTACTCTGTTTAACTATTCTTTCTAGGATGCTAATTGCTCGTAAGCTCTAACATTGTTAGTTATTCTGTCAATCTCTTTATTCTTCTTTTGTAGCTAATGGTTCTAAACAAAAACAGTCGCAATAAGTAAACTAACTAAACCTACTGCGACTGCTCTGAAATTCCTTGTAAACCAATTAACTAACTAATTCAGTATTGGAATCATCTGGTAATTCTTTATCTAATGATATATCTAAATATTTCTCTCCTTTTGCTTTTATAACCTTTTTGAGGATTTTCCATATTTTCCATTTAGGATATAAGTCGCTAAATGATTCTAGTAACGACCAAAACTCAACTAAGGCTATCATTCCTGCTACTATTTCTACAGCATGCAGGTTAATAGAGGTTACTACCAGCTAATCTATTATTGATGCACTAGTTATTGCTACTGCTGCATCTCTAGTCTTCCATATAGTTTTCCACGCTTTATGTGATTCAATCTTAGGATGCCCATATTTTTTAGAGACTTTATAACCATAGATAGCATCAAGTAGTATCAATATACCGACAGCAGTGATAGGAACCCATACAGGTACGAATATAGAAAGTAGCCCAGTTATAACAGAAGCTACGCATTTATCCGCACTACTGAACATGTTCTTAAATATTGACATAGTATGTTCTCCTAATTGTTGGTAATTCATAGATAGTAGCTGATAATAAAAATCAAATAAGCCCTAACAGATTAAAAGGGGAGTAAAATCTGAGAGGGCTCGAAATTCCGTTTGAGATTATAATTATATAACGATAAGGTTTATTTAAGGTTTCTATTTTGAAAATCTTCTTGCATAAACTAATAGCTCTTTATAGCGTAATATTTTCTTTAGTAAGTTAATACCATTACAATGCTTAAGCCAACCTATGTGACTACACATTTCTTGTTTGTAATCTTCTACTGTAATATGCTTCTTTCTACCTAATCTAGCAGCTTTCCTACACATGCTACGCTTAATATTTTTTCTTACTAAAGTATAGTCATGCCTTATCACATAACCTACAAATGATATTCCTCTATCTTCTACTTTAAATACTTGATAGTTATCTTTAAATACTAACTTTAAAGTAGCTAAGTACTGTTTCATCTCTTCAAATAACTACCACAAGTATTCCTTACTGTTATGTAATATTACTATATCATCTGCATACCTAAAGTAGTATCTTACTTTCTTATCTTCTTTAATCCAGTGGTCAAAGTAAGATAAGTATAGGTTAGCAAAGAATTGTGATAAATAATTTCCAATAGGTACACCATCAGCAGAATCAATTATTTCATCTAGAAGCTATAGTAATTTCTAATCTTTTATCTTCTTTCTTATTATCTCTTTTAATACTTCATGATTTATACTAAGATAAAACTTTTTAATATCTAATTTGAGACAATATGTAGTATTATCTGTGTCCTTTAAAGCTTCTCTAACATCCTATAGTGCTTCGTGTATTCCTCTGTGTTTAATACAACTATAAGTATTTTTAATAAAGATAGATACCCATATAGGTTCCATTACATTCATCACAGCATGGTGTACTATTCTATCTGGATAATAAGGTAATCTAAATATTAATCTTTCTTTAGGTTCTCTAATTATAAATGTATTATATTCAGAAGTTTTATACGTACCGTTAATTAAATTCTGCTATAGTTTTTTAAGTAATTCTTCTTTATTCTAGTCAAACTCTTTGATATCTTTTCTACTAGATTTATTTCTTCTAGCTTTCTTATCTGCTAAATATAAATTGTCTAAGCTAACAATCTTATCGAATAAATTATTATATCTCTTCATAAATAATATTTTCTGAAATACCTTCGTGCATCTTCGCTTTCGCTACCAATGCACTTAAGAAGCATGTCATATTTTACCAAGAGGTAAGGTTCAGCCCTTGATTTTTTGTCAGTTTATAATTTTTTTACGTATTTCAGTGTCCTGACATTAGCATTGGAATTGTCTAACTCATTGTTAGAATTCAAATTGAACAAACCTGCATTAGACTCATTGTCTGAGTTACTGCTGATTTACTCACTACTGCAACCTTTTATTGGTTAATTAAAACCAGTTTTCTTCAGATTCTATAGAATCTATTTGTTCGTAATCTTCATCATTTAATTCCAGTGTAGCTGGAGCAGCTGGCAATGCCGGTTCACCATAGAAGGTAATTCGAGTCCCGACACCAGCATTGGAATAGTCCAACCCAGCGCGAGAAGACAAAAGGAACAAACCTGCATTAGACCCATTGTCCGAGCTACCGCCGATTAGAAGAGTTCTAGGTGTAGCTGTAGCACTAGTCCAGTGATAATCACAATAATAAGTTGTAGCACTAGCTCCATTTCCTACTACAGTTGGGAATAGATCTGCCTAATTATTATTAACGAGTTTTTTTACATATTGACCAGTAATTGTACTTTCTTTAAAGTCTTGTAATTCATAACCTGCTGCAATTAATTGCTCTGCAGTAGGATTGGGTCCTCCTTCAAATGTACCAAACTTAGTATGATCTTTGCAGATGTATACACTATTATCAGTACCAGCAACTACTACATCAATTACATTCTTCCACACATGACCAAATGGATTCTCAATACCACGGTATCTAGGAACATTAACTACCTTAGTACCAGTAGATGTACCCTCTGCATTAGTATTAGTATGTGTATATTCGATTATACCAGTACCATTACCTAATGAATTAGTAGTACCGCAAGGTACAAATGAATAAGTAGTAGCTCCATTTACAGTTACAGTTCCTGAAGTTACTCCATTACCCAAACCACCTTGATGATAACCTTCTGCAGTTAAATTAGCATTAAATGCTTTCTGGCTATTCAATGTAGCATATTCTACTACGAATAACCAAACAAGGTCTCTATGAGCACCATAGGTATAGATATTCCAGTTGTTAGTTCTACTATTCTCTCTAGCAAAGACTTGGAATTGGTTTCTAGTAGTACTTACCTTAGGTTTATATTTTGTATTATTTATGGAGCGTAATAGATTAGGTAGAGTTTCAGATGTCATTCCCTCATAAGCACCTATATATTTCTTTTCTACCTTAGTATAACCAGGAAGATTATATTCACTCATACGAACCTCAACGGTATTATCCGGAGTAGCCACTAACAGTCTATAGTGTTCAGGTATTTCTACCATCATTTCAGGTGAAATCTAGCTGCTATCTTGAGCTATAACCGTACCATCTTCCCACTTAGTCCAATCATCTGCTTTTAAATATTTCTTAACGTTATCAACATTGTTAATAGTACATCCTCTCATCTTACTCTGGATAGGAAGTGTTCTGTGCATTTCCATATTACCAGTACGTACACCATCAGGACTAGAGCTATTAGCTAAGTCAAACTTAACACCATACCACAGTTCATTCTCATTTCTACTAAGCTTACCAATCTCTTCATCAAGAGTAACTGCAGCACTTATAGCACTAGGACTATTTGCTAAGTAATTAGTACTTGATAAGTCAGGCATTTCATTAGCTTCAGTTAAACCTACCTTATCATTTACTTTAAGTAAAGTAGTTCTAAGCTCTGTAATATCTTGATTTAAAGCTGTTTCTAAACTATCAATGTTACCTTGCAATTCTGTATCCTTAGCTTTAAGCTCTTTTACAGCTGCTTCTCTTGCAACTTTTTCATCATTAATTGCATCAGGAAGAGTTTCATTAATAGCTATTTTCTCAGCACCAGTCATTAAACCAGCAACAGTATTAGTAGCGGGAGTAATAGTAATATCAGCTAAAGTAGATTCTATATACTTACCACCGCTCTTTTCTACTCCAGTAAGACTAATAGTGATATTATTAACATCAGTCTAGTCTAATTGGAATGTACTCAGCAAGTTATTAGGCATAGAGTTAACTACATTCTCCATAGCTTTACCCTTACCACCATCGTAAGCAGTACCAGTAATATCGCCAATGATAATGGCATTAGAATCAATGTGTACCCATTGTGAACCAGACCATCTAAATTGATAGCTTACTTCACCAGGAGTTACATTAACATATATTTTATCTCTTTCACCTACTATAGGAGTTTCATGTTCAGCATCTGCATATAACTGTATATTCTAAAGTACTCCAGTAGGAGATACAGTATAAGTAGCGTATGCATCCATTACATCATCAACATATGAAGGCAATTGACTAGCAGGTACTTTACCATTACCATCAAGTTCAGCAAGACCGTTAGGTTGACCTTTTAATGCTTTGAAGTCTTGTAAGTCTTCATTCACATCATCAATCTTAGTATCCAGTCTATCTACTTGAGCTTTTACAGCAGCATCACCTTTATTAATAGCATCTACTATACTAGTACCTTTAAAGTAGTTATTACTACTATTATCAGGTAAAGATATAACATCACTATTCTTATCATAGTTCAAACCAACAGATTGAACGATCTCTTTAATATGAGTCCATTGGTCTACATTAGCATCTCTATTCAGTGGTATCCATTTCTTAAGATCAGGACTATATGACTTAATAACATTACCAGTACTATCTGTTGCTAAGTCAATCCAGTAAGAAACCTCTTTAGGATTTGGAGCATACTTAGATGCTATGAAATTAGGATTTTCTTGTTTAACCATATTTGCAAATATTTAATAATTAAATAATCTCCTGTTCTGGAGTATCGTATTCTTTCTATCTCGTATATTCATCATTGAAATATACAATATTGTTTTCATTATGTTATTGGATTTAATGCTACAACTTGACCAGCTTCAGTCTTATCAAAGTAATTAACTACAGCAAATTCCTCATCTGCTGCCTAACCGTCTCTACTGCTTACATAACTCCTAATAAACTGTTGACCTCTCTTTTCACTATTACCCGCTACATATCCATATCTGAATGCAGTACTTATACTATCATTGTATATAGTGCCATTCTCATTCATAGCGATTACTTTAATCTATCCTTCCTCAGTCATAGTATCAGTATTCAGACATCTAACAGATCCTATTATTATATCTCCGTCTACATTAGTCTAATCATTCCATGTCTTATACTATTTACCATTAAATGTAACATAACCATTAACGGAAGTACTTAAAGTACCTCTATGTGTAAAGTCTCTCTATATCGTTAAATTGGGCATACCTTCTACGCTATCATCTACAGGATTAATTTTATACCATCTATCAACGTATTTAACAGCTTCTCCAACCCATATTTTATTAGGCATACCTTCTTCAGACACCCAACCATCTTTATCAGCGAATACAAATGATTGACCTGTTACTCCCATATCACTACCCTTCATTTGATATGCTTTTACTATTACTCCTCCTTTGTAGGCAGTACATTCAACAGTTACAATACCATCTCCTTTTGTACCAAACCAGTTTCCCCTAAGCTATACAATTAACTATTCCGGCATAGTTAAACTAGGATCATTAGTATATACATCTTGTATGGATTTAATGTCTACCATTACACACTCTGCTCCAGATTGAGTGTTATCGCCTCCCCAGTATAAAAACGGTTGAGTTCTATTTTCAGACGAACCCCAACTCCATCCTACTATTTCACTAGGGATACTAGGAGCGTTAGTGATGTTAGTACCGGTATCAAAATCTCTACCGTTAGAATCAGTCCATATGAATCTCAACTATATACTATTGAAATCATAGAAGTAAGCTACATCATCCCTAGTAGGCCATATATGATTTACTCCATCAAATACATCAGATATATTAGTATTGCCTACAGTTCTCTTTTGTAGGGGAACTGCTCGTCCCCCTGCTATACCTAACTCTAACATTATGCGCTCTCCTCATCAATAATATTATAAGTCATACCTGCTACTTTAGTAAGCTAATTATATTCAGCTTCAGTACCAGTCCATATAGGTAATGATATCTTACCGTTATTAGCACTAGGTAATGCTAAAGTAACACCAGTACCTTTGTTCATTGCCTGTTGTACTGGATCTAATACAGATATCTTATTCTCACTAATAAGTTTATTTATTAGCTAAGTGATATACTCTTCATCAAGTAATTCACCAACATTACCAAGATTATTCTCAATATTAGTAATCTTATTATTGATACTAGTTATACTCTGTTCAATATCATCTATACTAGATTCTAGATTAGTAATTCTATTATTAACATTAGTTATCTTACTATCTAGATTATTTATTTTACTAGTAAGTTCAGATATACTTTGATTAACTTCATTTTTGAAATCACCTATTGAAGATTCTATAGTAGTATCTATGTAGTTCTTAAGTCTATCATCACTAACTACTAAATCAACAATCTAGTTAATAGGAGCTTTAAAGTTCTAATCCTTCTCTGCTATTACCATGTATTCGTTTCCTTCTAGTATACGCTTAGGATCCAGCTCCAATATCTTTATACCGTCACATTTATTCATAACTATTACTCTTTAAAGAACCCACTAGGAGCACTCACTTTATTAAATACAACACTATCAGTAGTAGCTAATGACAATTGAGCTCTAGTAACTACATGAGGATTATCTCTTCTAGCAGCATGAGTATCAATAGCATTCTATGCATTAGTAATCAATTGCTTAAGCTCATTAATCTGAGATTGCAAATTATTATCTGCATTAGTTCTATTAGTAATCTCTTGGTTAATTAACTCAGTAAGATCAGTAACTTTACCATCTACGTAGGTCTTAAGTTCATTCTTAGCTTTAGTAATTTCACTATTTATATAGCTTCTTAAATCACTAATCTATTGGTCAATCTTACTATCTAACTCTTGTATATTCTGAGTTAATTCAGTAATTTTCTGTTGAATAGAAGTTAAATCACTACCTACTATATTAGTTATATCTTGACGAATATCTTCAATATTAGAATTGATATTAGTAATATCTTGGTTTATATCATCAATGTTATTATTGATGTTTGTAATATCCTACTTGATACCATTAATTTCATTTCTAATATCATTAATCTGAGTAGTTAACTCTTCTACTTTCTAATTAATATACTACCACAGTCTATTAACTTCTTCTTTCAATTCATCTTTAAACTCAGCTAATTCATTTCTGATTTCAGTTATAGCTTCATTAATAAACTGTTCTATCTAATCAAGAGCTCTATTAATATAATCAATGATAGCATCTACTTGCTTATCATTCAGATCTAGCATCTCCCATGTATTAGTATCATTACGATAGTATCTAATACAACCACCATAGTAATTAGAGGTAACGTCAATCCAATAATCTACTTCTAGAGGATTAGGCTACGTATCTGATGCTCTAAATCTAACTATCTCTCTCTGTAACATATATTATGCTTTAAATGTTGTTATTTTGTCTTCTGTTCCATCATCATATACATCAATATGAACCCAGGTAACATCTTCCTCTAAACGTACTTTACATGGTAATAACAAAGGTTTAGCCTTTATTATCTCTCTTACTTCTTCTGCAGTCTTACCTTCACAAGTAAAGTCAATAGCATTACCTGTTACATGTGCAGATACATATACGCTCTTCTTACCTTTTACTAAAGGACACATATTACAACGCATACCCCTTTGATGCATATTACCAATATTAATATGCATTGGCATACGTAGTATATCTGTACGTAGACACAGCAATACATGTAGTAACTAAGTGCTTAAGAACATCCATGACTATTCCCCAAATCTATTATATATGTGATTACATACTAATTCCTTTACGTTAAAGTAAGGTTTAAGCTGTTTAATTATTTCTTCTCTCGGCATCATTGTTATTCATCATTAGAGCATCACCAACTAGATTGGCTGCTACGTTCATACCAAATTGTTTAGTATCGTTATCTATCTCACTTACCTTCACGTTGATTTGAAGGAGCAGAAGATATATCTGCTCCAACAATTCTCTATCTGTCATATGTGCTAAATACGGATTCACGATATTGTATTACCTCTCTGTGTCACTAATATCTCAGCCATTATTGGTGTATTTGTAATCTCTCTATAATTATAGCTAGTTGATGGGGCTGAAGTAACAAGTTGTAAAATGTATAATTTTTCACTATGATTTATACCATCAGACTTAGGAGCATTAACTTTCAATAAATCATACTAGTAACTTCCACCATTCTGTATATAGTCATAACCAAACCAAGTTGTAGTCATTGCTGCGTTAGCAGTTACCTTTTTTACCTCGCTAACAGCTCCGTAATTATAGGTATATGCATCATAGTCCGAATCTACAGTATGTACTTCAAACGTACTATCCCACTCATACTATTTTGTTGTTGGAGTGGTTACAAGTCCAAAGCTAATTTCATCAGGATAAGTATCACTTCCTCTAACATGTAAATAGTATGTTGCAACAAATGCATCACTACCTACTTGCATAATATCACAGGTAATAGATTTGTTACTTTCATTTTGTGTTACAGTAACAAATGTCTATCTATTACTTCTATTATTAAAATTAGATGATAGTGTAAACTTAAATTTGCCCTCATTAGCAATGGAACTAGATACTTTAGTTACAGTTGCCCAAGAAGCGTAATCTCCTATACTAAAATCTACGTATTGTCTAGAACTAACGTCTTCTACTCCGTCCACATATTTAGATTTATAGCTAGCAAAAGTAACTGAAGCGCCATCATACTCTTTCATATTTCTAATTGCAATTGATATATTGTCCCTAGCTCCTTTATTAAATCCGAATTTATATCTCCATTCTACTGTTGCAGAATAAGCAGCTTGACTAACATTAATTCTCAAAGTCTTATTACTACCCGATTGCGTTAATACGATAGTACCACTTCTTGCAGATCCACTATTATCGGATGCACTGATAGTAACTTTACTACTAGTAGTAGAAGTAGTTATCCAACTAGGCTTACTAGACACACTCCAAGATTGACTACTACCATTCTTAGTAGATACTACTGGTATATTAGCAGCAGTTCCATTAGTAGAGAAATCCCACGGGAAGCTTGTGCTAACATCTGAGGTACTACCACCTTCCCAAGTAAATACATAATTATCTGCAGGTGGTACATAACCACTTTGTGATATTGTAGCATAATCTCTTTTTCCAGATTCACTCTATGTAAAGTACACATTTGCAGATCTAGAAGATGTAGATGAGTTAGAACTTATAGTAAATCTACCATTACTATATGTTGCCCATGAAGGTAATGTACTACTATCTATACTATATCCTAAACTGATTTGATTACCATTTACTAACTTATATGAAGTAAAGCCTATATCTCCTGTACCACCACTAGCTCCAACATTAACTTGCCACGGACTAATTGTAAATACATACTCAATAGTAGGTTCAGCACCTGCTTGAGTAACTGTACAAGTAGCTGACTTACCACCATGAGTTGCTTTAATAGTTGCGGTTCTACTAGATGTAGATGTATTCTCTCCTAATGTTAAAGTACTAGGTGAAGAAGTACTGCTAAGACTACCTAAGTTAGTAGACAGTGTAGGATTGCCTGTTTCTTCAGTAACATCTCCACTAGCCCAATATACAGTTCTCTTAGCACTAGCTGTAATAGTAGAAGTACCGCCACTGCTAGATACACTAGTGGGACTAGCTGATACAGATATAGTCCATTCACCATATGAACTAACATCATCTCCATCCTGTGACAAACTAATAGTAACTGTCTTATTAGATTCATTCTGAGTTATAGTAACTGTACCTGTCCTATTTGAGGTAATTTCATTAGCAGAAGCACTTACTGTAGTTCCACTTAAAGAGAATCCAGTACCAGATATAGTAGTAGACTTTAATGATACATTAGTATTACCACTCTATTCTACTCCGTCTAATACTTTTCTTTTATAAGAACTAACAGTGAAAGACTTACTACCACCGCCAGCTCCAAATGACATACTAGTAGGTGATACTGTTAAGTAGTAATTCCAAGTCTCTGCTTTCTTACGTATATCATCTATCTTTACACATTCATTAGCTCCATAAGTAGAAGCATTCTCAATAACGATTAATGAATTAATAGCTAAAATCTAGGTCTTAGTAGGACATTCTGTCCCACTCTTACCTAGACTAAGCTTACTTAATATCATAGAATATGTTGCTATTTCATTACTCATGTTGCTTATTCTTTAAAGTTTCTATTTCAGCTTTAAGCTTTTCAATCTCATCCTTAAGCATCTTAACTCCTTCAATAGCTAATACACCTAACATCTCATACTCTACCTTCTTAACCTTAACATACTCTTCATCATCTTTAGTGAATGATTCAAACTGTTCGGGATTACTTACTTCAGACTTAAGAGTATCACTTTCAGTTACTATGTCCTCAAAACCTAATTCCTCTAAGTTCTATGCTATAGTACCTATTTGCTTCTAATCATTCATTATAAATGATACAGTAGGTATAGAGCATATCTAGTCTAGAGTATAGTCTAAAGGTTTAATATCTGATTTTAATCTGGCATCGGATTCTTTGAAGAAACCATTAGCTGCGGATACTTTGCCGGTAGATGTAATATTACCTGCAACGTTGAGTTTTTCTGTAGCTGCATCACCTCCTATGGATACATTACTATTTGTGTGTACAGTTATACCTGCATATGCACTATAACCAGCTACACAAAAGTGTATAGAATTATCATTTTGCGACTATATGTATATATTCTTGTTAGTAGCAGAACCAGCCCCTACATAACCTACATTAGTACCATCTTTTTCAAAACGGAAGTATTTAGCAATCATTTCCTAAGGGGTTTTAACGACCCCGGCAGACGTAACATTACCTACTGCTATATTATCGTAAGAGTATATAGCCTATTTAGGAGTTATAGTTACTGTTCTAGTTACTCCAGAAGTAGGCATATCTTCATTGGTAATAGTTTCAACCATGTTTCTATAGTCACTGCGATTACTATAATAAGCGTGTACTACAAAAGATTGGAATTGTCGTGTTTGTTTAAACCATAGATAGACCTAACCATTATAGTTAAATACCTTTATATCACCAAATCCAGCTCCGTTATTAACCCCAGAATACTATATTATTGAGTTTCCTGTATTATAATTATAGAACTATATTACTGTATCAAACGGAGGTGTAGTATAATAGGAATTACCGAATATTCTTACAGTAATCATTGCATCAACACTAGATGCATTTCTTAATTTTACCAAACATCCTTTATCATAGTTATATACCATTTTTGGTGAATAACGCTAATCTAACTCATTAGCATAGTTACCTTTATGGAGTAATTTATAATGAGTACCTCCATAATAGAAAGTTGCTCCTTCATCTAAACTATCTACTCTACCTAATGATATACACGGATGAGTTGTCAGTTTATCATTATACAAATATGTACCTAATGAATTTGTATACCCTACTTCTGCAGTTTGCGCTCCACTATTAATAAACTAAACATAACTAGAAACATCAGTTCCATGCAAAGTTAAAGGAGCTACTGATGAAGTTTGATTTATCGTCAATGCTCCAGTCATGGTATCACCAGCTTTCTTTACAAAAGCAGATGGACTGATACCACCAACTGTGTCAGCATTACCTGCATTAGCTGGTTTACCAACGCTTACAGTCTATGCTGTGCCTCCAGATGGAGTTACTGTAAAATTACCAGCAGAACCATTAGCAAATGTATATGTAGTATTAGTATTCTACGAAGGTATACCTAATGCGGTTATATCAGCTTTAGTTACAGCAGTAACACTAGCTACATGACTAGTAGAATCAGTAGAGAACTTATAGAATCCAGATGCTTTACTAGGTGCAGAACCAGCAGGATGTACATAGTTATTATATGTGGCTCCTTTAGTTAGAGTAAGAGTATCACCACTAATAGATGCAGTAGTAACAGCATTACCAGAACCAGCTACAGTTACTTTACCAACCTTCTTAGCTAATTCTGTATTCATAGTAGACTACAGATTATTGATATTAGTTTGTAACTGATTATCACCATCCTTTCTAGCTTGAATCTCTACATTCAAATCGTTAGTAATCTCAGACGAACTGCTCTCGATAAGCTCTTCCAATCTATCTACTTCAGTAGTTACTTTATTATCTAGATTAGTAATTCTATTAGGTATATTGACGTCTAAGTTCTACTTATCAGTTGCAGTCATTACACCAGCTGCAGATTGTGTAGCAGCAGGTATAGTCTATGACTTAGTAATAGGATTCGCATATGAATTACTAGCTGCAGATAAATCAGATTGCTTATAGTTAATAGTTACACTAGTTGCATTTCTAGACGTTGCATCTACACCAGTAACTAGGTTATTAGGTAGTGAATCAAGCTTATCACCAGGATTTTCTATACTCCCAAATTCATCATATAAATCGTCTAATCTACCTTTATCTATTGCCGACATAGCACCGGCATTAGTAGTTGTAGCTGATGGTATATCTATATTATCATCCTATAGAGGACTGTAATTCAAACCATCTTTAGCTGCATACTTATAGTTAATCTTAACTAACTCACCAGTACTAGTAGTAGGAGTAAGATATGAAGTAAGCTTAGTAGGTATACTATTTAAAGCATCTCTATTAGCTTTACCTTTATCTCCAGGATACGCTGTACTAGGAGTTTCACCTAATGCTAAACTCTAACTAATCTCTAAGTATTGAGTACCGGTCCATCTATATGTTAAGTTAGTATCTTTAGCTACATATATTTTACCAGTTTCACCAGTCTAAGGGAATTGAGCTTTAGTAGAGTATTCTAATACATCATCTACATAGGATGGTAACTAAGCTGCTGGAACTTTACCAGTTGAGTCTAACTCAGCTAATCCACCAGGCTGACCTTTAGTACTAATAAAAGCATTTAAACTATTAGTAATAGTAGTATCGCCTGCTTTCCTATCTTCAATTTCTTTCTGTAAAGCATCTTCTAATGCATCAGTAACTCCATCAAACTTATTCTCTATACGGTCTATCTCAGCTTCTCTATCTGCAATCTCCTTATCAATCTTATCATCGAGATCGTCTATTCTATTGTTTAGATTAGAGTCTGCTTCCTTTAGGTCTTCAATCTATCCAGGAATAGTAGTATTAAGTTCTACATAATCTTCCTTACTCATTAGACCGTCCATAGAAGCAGTAGCATTAGCTATACGTATATCTATATAGATATTGTTACCACTCTTAATAGTATTCCATGATACACAAGGAGTAGCATTCTATCTGAAAGTGATGCCATTAGTTACTAAGTCATAAGTAGATGTATTAGTACCATCTTTAAACTTAATATTAGTTAATGCTAAATTACCTATATATACATATTGACCATTATCTGTGAGTACTTTAGTACCATCTCCAGTAGTCTTAATAACTGTAGTAGTATATTGTTCTTTACTATAGTTCAATGAACCATCCACAGTAATAGTATCAAATACTACTTGAGATATATTATCTGTACCTTCTTCTTTAATAAAGTCAGGAGATTCAATGTATATAGTACCACCAACTATAGCTACTTCGGTTGCTAAGTCTAATCCATTTCTATTAGAATTAATAGTATAGATAAGCTTACCTTCCTCTATAGCTTGCTTTAATGTGTCATAATCTTCTTGACTTACTTTACCATCAACGATAGTAGGATCAAAGATATACATAGTCATATCTTTAAACTCTATCATTCGGATCTTACCATTTCTTTCACCATCTTGGAATGGAATCATTTCCTATCCTGTGACAGCAGTACGTTCTGAAGCTTGACTAATTTTTAAACCTTTAATTCTTGCTATCATTATCAATCAAATTATTTTCTTTCTACTATTCTAACAGTACTACACCGTTATCTTCCCATAACCAAGGATCTGCATCCTCTGTTAACAATGCTAATACATAAGGATCATATAATCCTCTAAGGTATCCATTACCACAACCACACTTAATACAATACGGTTTGAGTTTCATAGGTATACCACTATATAACTATGGTTTAACCTAATGTAAGTATCTCTTTAGTATTTCAGAATCTATAGGAGTAGTAACACTAGATGTGTTACTAAACTCCAATAAATCTGTCAATTCATTGTATACTATGGTTGCTACAACATCTCTATTATTCCTAAGTATATTAGTTTTAAGTATAGAGTTTGTTTTACTGTTTATATATTCTTTTGCTTTATCCATAGTAATTATGCGTTTGCGTATGTTTTAGTAGTAAGACTATTCTTTGCAAATATCAAACCTTCTGTTGGGTTTAATCTAGCAGAATAAGTGTCACTTCCCAATACTTTTTGTATATATATACTGCCATCTCCAGATATAGATATCTATGAACCATTACTACATCTAACATATATGTTTCCTTTGTTAGGAGACTAATCCTAAGTTCCGTATATATCTATTAGATAAAAGTCTGAATCTGTAGATTGAGGCACTCTCAGTCCACTAAAACTATCACCTGCTAATATTACTTTACCGTTAGTACTATCTCCTACATTAAGTTCATTAATTTCTCCAGAAGAATTCCAAGTGATATTGCCTTTTGCTAACTATCCACTACCATCAGAATTTAAACCAAACCACTCAGTAAATGGAGACTGGGCCTAACCCATACGCATGCCAGTTGAATCTAGTTTAAACTAATAATCACTTGTAAGCTATGATATGTTATTTTTCTTTATATAGGTACCAGAAGTAGATAATGCGCCACTGCTTGAATTATTAATCATACTTAATCCGCTACCGTCTAGCGTAAGCTTAGTATCAGATGTAGTTAACTACAACTAACTATTCTCAGAATCAGCAGCTAAGTGTATACCTCCAGCTCCAAAGTAAGCTTCGCCATTCTCAAAGTCTAACAAGAAATTAGGTCTAAATGAATTAGAGGTATTCATAGGATCTGAAGTATTAATCAAATGATACTCAGAACTATCACCACCACTAGCATTCTTACCTCTTTGTGAGAACATTAAGTTGTTATTGAATACAGCTCCACCTACTAATGAGTTAGGTGCAATAAGTAAGTCAGTATAGATAGCTTCAAAGTTTTTTAATGGTTCCCATGCTCCAGAGGTATCTGTTCCTGGCGATTCGTTATTCTGCTACGTACCAATCCATGTCATTACGGCTTTTAAAAAGAAATAGTGATTGCCTTCAGTATCTCCTCCAGTATCATATACATATGGGGCAGTTTCTCCATCATTAATATAAGGAGTGCTAGTACTGTATATACCCATAGGATATGCTATAGGTTGTGAACCTACTGGATCTGGAGTAATTATACCACCCATAGGATTAGGTTTAGACCATGCAGTTTCCATATTATCATTAATAACTCTACACTGAATAAACCATATATAATTATACTCATCTTCATTAGTAAGTTCAGGAACATCCATAGACCAACCTGTAGGATTTCTTTTCCATTTCATAGTGTCATTCCAAGCCTCACCAGTATAAGTAGTTTCAGTACCTTTACAGTATCTGACTTCGTAACCTACTCCAGGAACACCTGAACCACCATTATCACCAGTCATACCAGTCATATAGTATGGATCGCACCAGTCTTCTATCATAGTATTATCACTACCATTGATATAAGCAAAAGTAGCCCATAAGACTTTACCATCACTTAAAGCAGGAGCTGAAGGACTCCAACCAGAAGGATAACGAGTATCTTGGTCTAACGAAGGAGCTGAACTCCAACTATTGTTTCTAGCAAATCTGTATTCATAGTAGTTACCATCCATGCCTTGAACCTTACCTACATTTACCCAGTCACTACCATTCCATACCCATAAGAAGCCATCAATAACCCAACCGTCTCCTATTTCATTACCACTAGTTGGAAGATCATCTGTAGAATCTAAAGTGCCTTTAATGATAACCCCCTGCCCGGTTACTTTTACTACAGCTCCCCATTCTATTACTGTTCCAGTTTCGCCTTGAACTAATGCTATACATTTCCACCATATACCAGTAGACATATCAGGAGTAAGTACCCAACCATCACCAGGATTATATGGGTCATTACTAGTAGGCTTCTCAGGTTGAGTCTAGCTCTATTTAAATGCTTCTACTTGATAATTGAAATTATTACCATCAAGACCAGGTACACCTGTAATTAAATAAGGACCCTACCAACCTCTTTCGTCTTCAGGCAGAGATTCATCAATTACTAACTTATTATCAAAAGTAACTAAAGCTTGAATACCCCATATGGCTTCTTTACCAGTCACAGGAGGCATACCTACACCCCAGATACTACCAGGATTAATATTCAATCTATCTGGATCTCTAGGTTTAACATCACTACCAGATGTCTTAGTATACATTACTCTAAGATGATTACCATCTTGACCATTATCTCCATATTTAGCCCATAATGATGGGGAACTAAAGTTACCCCATTTGTGAGTATCACCTTTATACTTTCTCTTACTAACCCATTCATATTTAAACTCTTCACTTACTCCCTTAGGATCATCTGTCCAAGGTTGTTCACCAGGAGCTGATTGAGGTATATATTCATCCTGATCTGGATTATTATCTGTAATCTCTGCAGGAGAAGCAGGTAATTTAGTACGCTGATATATATACTCTACGCCATCACCATCTTTACCATTTACTCCCCATTTGGACCAAATAGTAGGATCACTCCACTCACTCCAAGTACCATCAGTTTGCAAGTTATGTGAACAAACCCATTCACATTGATACTATTCACTAATACCTGTAGGATGATCAGTCCACCCTTGTCTAATAGCTTCAGTCTGGCTGTTACCTGTAGGTTTAGTAGGTGTAACTAAACTAGTTACAGTAAGCTTATACACGAATTCAATATTACTACCATCAGCTCCATCATGACCATCTGCACCTGTAAGTCTTACAGGTGTACTCCAAGGTACTACTATTGTACCTTTACTAGAGAATGTAGCAGTAGACATCCATACATAGCCATTAGGGTTACTATCACTACCAGACCATCCTTCAGGATATGTTATAGTGTTAGTATCATAATCCCAACTACCACCTACAGGAGTATCAGGTCTTTGTATAGTTTTAGTAGACTTATACGCTATTACTACTCTAGTAGTATCTCCATCTATACCTGGTACACCATCAATACCATCTTTACCATCTTTACCATCTTTACCATCTTTACCGTCCTTACCTGCATCTCCTGTTCTACCTGCTGGTATACCAAATGAGAATAAGAACTTATCTTTATCTAAAGATACAGATGCAGTAGGTGTACTTGATTCATATACATCCTTAATTGCAGCTTTAAACTTAGAATTACCTATAACTATATCAGCTACAGATTCAAGCGGTAATTTATAGTTATTGTCTTTTTCTGCAGTAACAATGTATTCACTACCTGTAGCTTCAAGCTTCTCTTCTAAGTTTAATATCTTTACACCATCACATTTTTGTGTCATATCTCTTTATTTTATAATTTACAATAACCATTACTGCAATTTCCTGTACTGCAAGTATTATTAGAACAAGAGTAACAAATACCACTAAATAAAGTAGCAGAGTTACGCTCTTTCTCTAAGTGAAGACATTTGTCGTTTTCTGTATTAAAACAGTCGCCTTTCTGAGTAAGAATAGCATTATTGCAGCAAGTACTAGCCGCACATTTTGGCTTAATAGATATCTCAAGTAATCTACAGATATCTACATATAATTGTAAAGCATCGCGATAATAATCGGATGCTAGAGCATACTCAAGCAACTATCTCTTAAAGACTACTAACATTATATTCTGCATAGTCTAATCATCTAAACAAGTTGAGCAGTGAGTATGTAATTTCCTAATTTCTGCCATATACACAATTGAAGGATTATAGTATATGCCATGAAAATGTATTTCTTCCTGATCCGTAAAACATCTTAATGTAACATACTTCATATTCCAATCTAACTCTAGAATATCATCACTAGTTACAGTTACATTATTATCGGAATCAATTGTAATATTCTCAGAAAAGCCAATGTTATGTATAGGACTGTCTTCAAGTATGTTCTTTAAATTCCATACTTCATCTATATAAACTTCCTTACTATAGCTACTAAGGTCTACTTCAGTCTCTATCTTGAAGGTCAGTTTATCACCATCTATTTGTATATTTGTTAATTTGTCCATATATCAACAATAAAAAAAGTGGAGAGTGGAATATTCCACAACTCCACTTCTGTAGTTTGTAAAAGGAATCTTATCCCAAATTCAATCTCTCTAACGTGGATTAGGCAATTGTCTTACCAGCAATAAATGACTGAATACCCTTATCTACAATAGAATCAACTAAACTAGGACAATAAACTTCCGTAGTCAACGGAGTAGTCTTGATGTACTGATTATCATTGCTCAAGTACAGGTTATCGTTTTCGATGATGGCATAATCATATTCTGCATCTTCTACTACTTTACGAGCCTGTTCAACAATAGGATATGCACCAGTAAATACGTGACCTTTATAACCCATGTTACGCACTTCTGCGTCACGTACTTGCTTCCAATAACCCTTACCCGGATTACCAGCAGTCTTAACAATCGTAGCACCTACAACTGCCTTAGGCTGATTAGCAAGCAATGCACCAGGAATAGTCTCATACAGAGATGCTTCCATAGATACAACGCTGTATTCACTCAAAGAGTAAACACCTTCATTATCATCCTTCGGCATAGCAGTCAAAGTCAGAACTGCAGCAGAAGCAGAAGCCTGTACTCTACGATTCTTATGAGCATTGATCTTCTTCAAGAAAGCAGCAACCAAATCTTCAGCATCCGTAGTGTCAGCATATACTTCATAGGTGTGAGTAAACTGCCAAGCAGCTTCATACATATCCTTATAAACAATACGCAAAACGTAACGATTACCAGCAATAATAGTAGCGTTAGTTAAAGTGATTACAATCTTTTCTTCAACAGGAGCTACGTATTCGCCAATTACTGCAGACGGTTTAGAAGCTTTCTGAATTTCAGTAGAGAAATCAATATTAGCTTTCTGTGCTACTGTACCATCAGGCATAGTAACATTCATCTTTTCACCTGCTACACCTACATACAGAGAGTTAGCATTTACTGCATCAGCAGCAGTCTTAATAAGAGCTTTATTTTCATCAAACAAAGCAACATCACCAACAGCTAATGCATCTACTGTAGTATAAGAAGCAGGAGCTTGTTTTCCGATTAATACGGAGTGTACTGATTGTAACATATTAAAATATTAAAATTAAATTAGACATTAGCGCTTAGTCTATTCGCTTACCTTCTACTTTACTCTAGGTATTTCCACGTTAGTAAGCGCCTTTAATTATTCATCCTAAGATTTCTTAGAACTTGTATTAGGTATAGTTTGTATTATCATTTGAACTGCTAGATCAACTATATCCTAATGTGTATTTTCTGGTAAATCTGTATACTCTTTAGTTAAATCCTAGAGAGTACCTAAGTCCTTAGCTTTTCTTAAGTAAGTAAGCTCATAAGAACTTATATCATATTTACCATCAGTATATAATACAATTTTATTGTCAGTATATACTCTAATAGGTTTTGCTTGATTATAACGCAATCTGTGATCTGATAGACTATTACTTAGTCTAGAGCTTACTGTCTCTATTGTGGCCTCTATTACATCAGACTCACGAGTAATTAAGTTATTGCATTTATTATCCTTTATACTTATGTATACATTTTCACCAAGTGCAAACATATAATCTTCAGGATAACCAGCTTCCCATTTATTACCTAATTTACTAAAGCTATAAGTAGTATAGCTCTTAGTATTCACTAAAGTACGTATGTTATCAGTAATTTCTTGGTTTCTCTAGAACACTCTAAAGTTCTATTTAACATACTCGTCTTTAGCTTTATTTATAAAATGAAACAAAGTATCTGAAGGAAACTTGATAGTTTCATTATAATGAGGTATGATATTATTCAGCTGCCTCTCTACATTTATTTGAAAATCTCTCTCACACATAATTATTCAGATACTTGGTTTAACTAAAACTTAGAAGATTGTCTTTGAGATTCTATATTCTCTAAAGCAATTACTACAGCTCTATTAATAATCTCATACATAACATCCTCAGGAAAATCTAATTCTTGTTCAGGTTTAGTGTAGTCAAACTTAGTTGGTTTCTTAACATAAGTGAGATCTACCCTATAGAACTCTATATTATCTTCTACTCTTGGAGCATACATAGGATTCTGCATTAAAACAGGATCTACGTATACTAAGAGTTTATCATTTTCTAAAGTAGCTACTGGATTCTCTACCCAAGGTATATTATTATAAGTCTACTTAAAAGGCTTTACTAATTCATGACTAGTAAGTACGCAGTTAGTCTAGAATTGTCCATACTTAAGTAATACACTAAGTATAGTCATTCTATTATCTTCATCATGAACATCTTCTAATGCATACTCATTGTAGCCTGTATGTACAGCATGAAGATTAACATCTGTAGCTATTAACTTCTCTATTTCAGATAAGTTAGACACAGAACCTTCTAAACCTATTCTTAAAGCATTATTGCCAGTAATCTTATTACTTAAGATTTCTAACTATGCTTGATTAAGAAATAAGTCTACTTCTTCATCTAAGAATGCTGGGCATCCACCATAAGCAATACCTTCTGCATTCTTATCCAGAACTACCTTGAAAATTATATGAGAATCTTTATTAGTCATTACTTAGATTTTTTATAAGTTTCATATAGCATCCATATGTAGCCTGCTTTTTTGGTTCCTTTAGTTTTTGTAAACTTTTGATTAACGTCAAATTGCAAACGCCCAAAAGTACCGCAAAGCTCGTATATTCTTCTATTGGCAGTTTTATAATCGTAATAATAATCTATTAAGTTTAAGCTTTTATCTAGCTGCACTATTAATGGTTCAGATAACTACATAGAATTATAATCATCTAAATACATCCAAATAAAACCACAGGACATTACAATTTTTCTACCTCCTCTAAGATTATATATTTGACTATTAAAATTATTACATACGTCTTTTTTATGACTCCATATTTTAATAACTTTGTAACTATATGTAAGCTATACTATTTCTTTTATTTTTCGCTAATGCGCTTTTATTCTAGATTCACGCTATCTCTTTTTATATTCAGGATCTTGCCATTTTAACTGATTAGCTTTAGATATTTTATCTCTAGTAGAATCTTTAATTTCTCTAGCAATACTACATCCATCACCACCATTAGTACAATTATATCCTTTAGAAGGATCAGTAGAACAGTAATAACGAATCCAAAACATTTCGCGTTCATTTAGCTATTCTTGTTTACATACTTCTAAGATGGATATATCAAAATTATCATATCCGTATTTCTATATAGCAAACTAAAGATGATGCTTTTTTTGATTTAGTATTGATTCTGGACTGTGTTAAATGTGACATTATTCGTCTTCTCAACGAATTTTTAGTTTGCCCTATATAAACTTTGTTATTCTTTATGTTTGTAAGTTTATATATCAAACAAGCGTCATTTGCACCACTACCAGTATCTATAAATTCAGTTATTGTCATTTGCTTTTTATCTCCTGTAATATGGCGAGCTTTAGATCCTAATTCTTCTTATCCTTAAGATAAGCAATTACATCTTCAAGACCATTACCAATTAAATCAGTACCAAAGTAATATTGAGCACGATTCTTTCTAATAATGTTTTTAGCAATAGCTTCTTCAATTACGAAGTTAATTTCTTTATTAGGATTATTTACCCATTTCATCAAGAACTTAGAAGGATCAGCTTCAATAAATTCTGACAGTTTAGCTTCAGCAACCTCATTAGACATAGAATCTGATTTCATACCATAGAGACGTAAACACTTACGCATTTCTTCAGTAGACATCTTATCCATCTCTCTATATGCTTCACGCTTAACTTTATTGAACTTATTCTGTTCCTCTGCTTCACTATCCTTATTAATCATAACATAATCTGTACCAGGTTTGATATTATTTAAACCATTTGCTACTCTCTTATGATTCTTAAGGAACAAATATTTTAATTCATCCTCAGGTCTATTAGTATCTAGTATTAAATCCTTTTTGCCAATTTTAACAGCAAAGGTATCCCAAAATGTACTATTTGGAGATAACTATCCCTCAGGATAACCAATTTCTTTTTCTAATCTAGCTGCATCTTCTGCAGATAAACCAGTATATAAATTACCAGATCTAGTCCAGTAAGAACTTAAATAGTCAAAACACGTTGGCCATTTAGTGATTCCTGTCCAAGGATTGCTTTTAATTATTCTAACGATTACTTCCATAATTATTAATTAGATTATTCAGTTAGTTTATTTCCCAATAAAGGCCTTTCCAATCTGTATCTGCTAAAATGGTTGCCTTTACTGACCTTATATCTGCGTGCTCTATCTTTTCAAATTCTTTTCTGCCTTGATACTCTTTAACTAAATTTCCGTCTTTATCGTACGCTTTAATTATTTTGCAATGTTTCTTAGCAGCTATTTTTTTCATATCGTCCTCAGTCTTAACAACATCAGGATCGTTTTTATCACACGCCTTCCAGATATATTTAGTCTTATCTTTTCGTTTAATTGTACTTAAATAATCTGGATTATTTATAAATTTGCGTATAGTTGCACCACTTACACCAGTACATCTTACTGCTTCAGCAATACTATAATACTTTTTTATCAATTCACCATCTAGAGAATATTGCGCGACTGGAGTTATTATTTCAGATAAATTATTATTGAATAATACGGACTTACTCGTACACTCCACAGTCATTTTGGGCTTGTAGTTGAGATTACTATAGAAATCAGAAGGATCTACTTGAGGAGGAATACTCTGCATATCTGATTTATATATCCAAATATACGGATTACTATCAGACGGTTTTGTATATTCTTTTTGTAAAGATCTAATTATTTGACTTCTTTGTAATTTTACTTGTTCAGCAGCTTCTGTTAAACTAGGGTATTCTGCAATAAATAAACCGTCTTTTGTATATTGTAAGATCGGGATTCTCTTTTCGCTTATTTTACCTTTGTGAGCTTCTCCTATTTTCAATCGGCTGGCTACTGACTGTAATCGTATACCACCACCAGCTTTAGCATTATAACCTATTTCTGGATTAGTTGCACTAAGAGCGGCAATCCAATAACGTTCTCTTTCATTCATTTGTTCTAGAGAACTGCAGTCTTCAATAATTACTTTTTCAAAAGCTTCCTCACCATATTCTCTAATAGCTTTATGCAGAGGATACTCGGATCCTTTAAGGGATCTCACCACATGTCTATGAAATCTAGTATCGATAGTATCTGTCGTACCCCCTACATAAATTTTATTATTAACTGTGTTGGTTAATTTATATATGATAAAATTTTCGTTTTCCATAAAAAATTGCTTTTTATTTTGTTATATACACATATAACGTAAAGCAAAGACTATGGTTCCCTTTTTTACCACATTATTTTATAAATTACGCCTCACAATCCATGATAAGCTCTCCGCAAGCCCTGGGATCTCTAAGCATTATGCCCATCTCACCTAAATAGAATACCGTGTAGCCGTCCTTACCATTAGATCTCAGAGTATTAATAGACTTACCATAACCAGACGGAAGAACTGCACCACCAGTAGTCCAAGTTACGAATTCACGATCCTTACGAACTACCTTAACGATATTAGCTTCACCATCACGTCTACCCAGATCCAGGAATGTCATACGATATGATTCCAGCGGTTTCAAAGTAACCGGATGCAACTTACGATTGTAAGTAATATCGTCATACAGCGGGAAATACTTCAGAGTCAACTCGATACCATTAGTCATCTTATAAGTCTTGAACTGACCACCAAAAGTAAGGCTGTCACCAGAACCAGTTACAAATACAGTATCAATCAGGTTCATGTTAACTACCTTTTCCTTCAAAATTCTATCGAATTCACGGATACCCATTTCACCAGTCAATGCAACAAACTTACGTTCGTTAGTACCAAGTACATTGTAAGACAAGTCAAACAGGAAGTCTTCCAACAGTTCTGCAGTAAGATGAGTATAGTAACGTCTGTTAGACGGAGCAATCTGTTCCAACAGACCAGCACCAATAAATACTGGACGACCGTTAGTACCCTTCAGATTACAAGAACCATCTTTATTTACATTAGATTTCATGTAAACCAACATACGTTCACATCTCTTATACCATTCACGCAGAGCTACCCATTCCTGATAATCAGCCCACAAATAAGACTTCTTACCAGTCTTAGGATCCTGCAAAGCAATTGCCATTACTGTAGAATAAGCTGAACCAGTAATATCATAGTTGATACGAATTGTAGTAAGATAATTACGCATCTTGAAATGAGTATTATAGTTCAGGATATCGCCCTCTTCACTGTATTCTTCAACAGCAGAAGCCAGACGAGATACTTGGCAACCCGGTTTCAAGAGTTCTGCAGGGATATAAGAAGTAGGCTGACCATCAGCTACAAAACAAGTATATACCCACAGGTTACCGTCCTGATACGGAGCACCTGCTACACGTACTTGGAATTCCTTATCATCAAATTCCAATACAGCAGTAGGACCAAACCAGTTATCTTCTAACCACAGCATAATAGGTGTATTGCCAAGACCCGCAGTTGAATCATCTGTAATAGCTTCGCCATTCCATTTTGCATCTCTAATTGTAACTGCTCTATCGGCATCAATCATTACATTCCACTCCCAGCTCGGTTGATCAATGGTCATTACGTTACCAAGACCACCAGTAAGCATATCCAAAGAAGTGTTGTAACCATTATCTTTGGTACCGAATACATAGGACAACACAGTAGCAACCTGATACGGATTCTATTGTGATGCTGCAGAAATCTTAGCGGTATCAATCAAATCACTGAACCACTTACCTTTATACAGTACCAAATTATTCAGAATATTATTATCCATAAAATACTAGTAAATTAATTTTTAGTTATTATTAATTAGCACGCAATCTTCGTGCGAAGGAATTCCACATAGACTCGGTGCTAGTGTTATCCTGTTTATTAGTCTTTCTACTTACTCCTGCCCTATTAAGGCTATTTTTGAACTTGTTAATAGCAGCATTTTGACCTTTTACTTCAGCAGCTTTTACAAGTGTATCTCCTTTCATAGTGAAGTAGGCAGACTCAATTAAATTTTTTACGCTCTTAGACCAATCTTTTTGAAATTTGGTCATACCATCAGAGGTAGGTTTGAATATATATTCCAACAGTATTTGTTTATCCTTTTCTGGAATTTTAACACCGCGGATATTATCCATGCCCTTTATTTCGTTGACAACGGTATCAAAGTACTCCTGTTGACGTTGAGCTGCGAGCTTAGCGGCATTTTCTTGGTCTTTCAATAGCTGTTGTTTCTTATTCTCTCTTATGTCCTTAAGGGCTTCAGCAGCATCTTGAGACTCATCTTCAAGAATACCGGCTTCCTCATATTTAGTAAGTTTCTTTTCAATCTATTTAGCATTAAAACCCTTTTCTTTAAGGAATTCTTTCAATACTAACTTCTGATTACTTTCATCTTCGAGATCGATATCATCAAGATCAATTTCATTGTCAATTGAGAAATAATCTCTCAAATTACCACCATTCTTAACAAACTTATCAAGTTGCTCAACTTCTTCACTAGCGTATTGTGGTACTGAGTTTTCTTCAATTACATCGTTAAAGTAATCAATTAAATCTTCTACAGTCTTAGGTTTATCATCATCCTCAATGTCATCCCAACCTAATTTTTCAGATAAAGAGTCAAAGAAACCTGTTACTATGGTAGTTTCATCAGCAGACTCTTCTGGTTCTTCTTCCTCAACTTCAGGTTCTTCTACTTCTTCTTTCGTAGCAGTCTTAGGTTTAGCCTTAGGTTTAGATTTCACTTCTTTGTCTTCTTCCTTAGGTTCTTCCTCTTCCTCAGGTTCAGTTTTCGTATTCTTACGAATATTATTTAACTCTTCTTCACTGAGTTCTTCTCCTACTCCTTCAAGATCAATTTTTGTTTCTTCCTCTTCCTCATTAGTAGGAGGAGTAATAGGTTTATTCTTTACACTTGCTCCTGGCATGAGATCCTCAAATACCTCAAAACCGTTCAATGTTACATTATCCATAATTATATATAATTAGATTTGTTATTTTTTCTTTCTTCCTTTATGTTTCCATTTTTTCGCATTCTAAGCAAAGATAGCTCTTTTACGAGTTAATGGATTTTTACTATGAGTAAGTTCTTCAGTTGTTTTACCAGTTCTTTTCTTTAAAGCATTGAACTTACCTCTATTCTTTTTCTTTATATGAATACCACCATACTTATATGAAGGTATGGGATATTCCGGCATGATACCTGTATAATCTATCAGATCACTCATTTTTATTATCATTAAAGTAAGCGTTAGTTCCTAATGCAGTAGTACCTAGTAATGGGATAGTATTAAACCACTTAGTATAACCTCTTAAACTTTTAAACTATTTACTAGCTCTAATAGTAGAATCATATTCGGATTTATTCTATATATCAGTTAATGCCTATTTTATAGTAGATGGAGATACTTTATCATTTCTTCTATTAATCTTTCCACTATTAAATAAGTATTCTCTAAGTTGATTCATATAAGCCTTCTATTCAGTAGGTAAGCTAAAGTAAGAATCATGCTCATCTACTTTAACTCCATCCATATCTTTACTCATCTAGTAAAATAAATTACTATTAGCATCTGCATGAGGAGACTTATTTTTAATAAAATCAGTATAATGATTCAATTCATGTAATGTTACATCACCCGTTAAATTTGTAGATAATGGGTCTATAGCATATTCAAATTCTCCTCTACCTGGAGGTGTTCCTCCTTTATCTACTCTGGTTTGTGCATTACCTTTGGCTCTCATCTTTGCTCTACCAGATATACCAGAATCTAATATAGCTTTAGGAATGTTATTAGGATTAGTATTATAGTCCTATATTAAATCAGAGTATATTCTAGTATAGTTATCTCCAAAATTTCTTTTAACCTCTCTAGCTCTTTCCAAGTAAGAAGGATCATCCATTAATCTTTCTATAATACGATAACCTTCATTGTTAGCCTATGATGTTAATTTAGTTGACTAATTTATAATAGCTTCCCGTCTTAGGTGTAACACCTTTATATTTACTCCTAAACTATTTGACAGTCATAGGTACGAATGGTATCATAGTAGCTGCAGCTAATCCAGCACCTAACCAATCTTTATTCTTTACTGCATCATAAGCGTCTTTAGCCGATATAGCATCACCAATAGGAGTCATATTAGCAGCATCTTCAAGACTAAATACAGGTTTTAAGCCTTCCTCTAAAGGTCTACCACTACTACTTCTACCTGTAGCTTGATAGAATCTTTCCTTCTCAGGATCGCCTGTCTGACCACCATCTGCAAATGCTTCTACCTTCCAATCCCAATAGCCTTTACCGGGATTATTCTCCCGGTAAGACTTTAGGTTTTGCATTCTCTATTTAAATGCTTGTCTATCCATATTAGTACTTACATGTTTCTAAGTACATCTTTAATAGATTAACTAGACTTTCAGGATCTGATGAATGTGCTCTAAGACATATCATTGGTTCTTTATCTGTTTCACAAAACTTATCGTGTAGTACTAAATAATAAGTTAAAGCACTACCGTCTATATTACTAGTGCACCACCACCAATAACATCTATAATTTTCATTCAGATCTTCAGGGTATTTCTACTAAAGATATTTCAATGTTTCTTCACTATCCATAATTTTTCAATTATTTCTTTCCACTTATTTAATTGTTTTAAGATATTGTTTCCAATTTTTCTTATTAGCCTTATAAGTCTTCTTTCTATCCTTAATCTTATATTTATCAAGATCTTCAGGCTTACGTGTTTTCAGATAATCAAAGTTATCGTCATTAGCATAAGCTTCCATCTCATAAGGAATAGTATAGTAAGCACTAGATGCAGGGTATATAATTGGGTTACCTTTAATCCACTCCCATGCATAAGACCAATAATAACTTATCCATCTCTTTTTATCTTTAGCTTCATAGAGATGAATATTTTCATGATTCCAAGTAGTAGGTTTAATCTGAGATTCAGGTTTTCTACTTAACAAGTAACCACACCAGCTCATTGCAGAATAACCACTAAATGGATAGTGATCCATGTGTTTATATTCTACTTTATCTGCTTTTACTTTAGTGAATAACTATTTAATCATCCACCACGTTTCTTTAAACCAATTCATAATTATTTCTCTCCTGTTACTTTATTCTTGATTGCAGTTTTAGCTTTAAGTTTCTCTCTTTCCATTGCCGCTTTGTCTTTAGCTGCCTGCAACTTCATTTCATGATCCATTCTTTCTCTCTCAAGCTGATTCTTCTTATCTTCTATTTCTTTCTTCATCTTCTGCTCTCTAATCTTAGCATTGAATTCAAATTGTTTAGAAGCTTCATCAGATGCTTGCTTACGTTCAGCTAAAGCTTGTTGAGCTATTTCCATAGTATCAGGTATGTTATTCTGATTCTAATCCTGATTCTCTAATCCTCTATAAGCATTAAGTTGAGCTACAGTAATCTTAGTAGCATTATCTTGATCTATCTTATACTTCTCAAGATCCATTTCTGCTTCTTTAATCATGAGCTCCTCTTCCTTAATCTCATTTTGCATTTGAATAGCTTGCTGTTCACGTTCTGCTTGAGCTTGTTCCATAGCTTGTTGTTGCTCCATACGTTTTTGCTCAATTTCCTCTAGTCTAGACTTAATCATACTAATATTATCCATAGTAATGATTTCAGCTATATCAAGCAAACTAGCACCATTCTGCATAGCAGGTTGCATTAACTGCTTAAGTGTTTCTATATACTGTTGATTCTTGGTAGTATCTTCTATAAAGATATCAAAATCCTCATAAAGCATATCATCTGATAGCGTTAAGAATGCTCTAGTAGCATCATCTAATATATATTGTAGATGAGTTTTACTACCATCTTTCCAAGCCCATCTAGCGGTATTAAGCAACATAGTTAAGCATTCTCTCTTTACCTAATTGTGTGTCCAGAACCAAGGTTCAGTAATATGAGCTGATTGTACTACAGAACGTTCTACATTACCTACTAATTCATTAGACGAAATAGACCCTTCTCTTTGTTTACTAACTCCAGATATCTCAGACAGCATACTTTCAATCTTATCCATAAGATTAATATACTGATCTATAGTATTAGCCATAGTAAGATCAAGAGCTGTAATCTAGTTAAACTAGCTAGGTTTACCTCCTTCTCTACCAGGTATGTCCCATCCTTCTTCATATGGATTAATAAAGTTTACACCAAGAGCAGATAAGTAATGCATCCATTTAGATACATCTATATTCATAGATTTTGGTATCTAAGTAATGTCCATATTTACTACTTTACCTTTATCTCTAGCCATAGCAAGCTCAAGTCTATACCATAGTACAATATACATATACTGCAATGGTTTCATCATACTTACTAAACTACGAGGTCTACTGTTTGTATTATTATATACTACTCCAGTATAAGGCAATCTCTAAGAGTTAGGATTATCAGATGAAGTATATTGATATTCTAATGGTTGTATTCCTATATATAGGTCTTCTCCAGCTCTATATCCTTCCCATACTTCGGTAATCCATTTCCATTCTACATTAAGTTCCATTCCTGTCTCTTTATAGCTCTCATCTACTTGATATTCTTTAGGCTCGCCTAATTCAGGATCAATTATGGTAACAAAACCTATTTTCTTAAACGATTTCCAGCAACAATGCCATACTTTCACACTATTAGTACTATCAAATGGATTACTACTGAACCCATTAATAGTATGAGTCTTAATATGAGTATAATCTAAAGACGTCTTTCTTACTTCAGGATTTATACCCCCTTTAGAAGCTTGATCCATCATATCTAACAACTAATTTAACTGTTTCTCAGACATCTTATCGTATAATCTATCATATAGTTCAGTTACAGACATATTCATTTCATAACAGCACCATTCTGCGTCATGAATGAATTCCAAGTCGGATGTTTCAGTATCATAATCAAAGTAGATAGGATTAACACGTTCGAGGCACGGTTCTCCATTCAGTATACCTACATAGTATATCTCTTCACCACCAACTAAAGCATCCTTCCAACCTTTAAAGAATTCATGAGTAATGTTTAACTTATTCTTTAAGTAATTAAGACTGTGGTATGCAGTTATTTCTGCGATATCTTTATAGTCTTTACTCATGTATTTTTGTATCTACTAAGGAGTCATTATTTCACCATTCTGTAAAGCTTCCTAGTATCTAGCTTGTTCTTCAGGACCTAATTTACTCATTATAGTAGCCTGAATGTAATCTATTAAAAGCTATTTAGCTCTATCCTACATTTCACTAGCAGCTATATCACTTGTACGTACTACTCTGAAGTTGAATGGTCTTTTAGTTTCTTCTCCCAACAGTAAGTCTATTTTGGGCTTAATTATATTATAATCCTAAGCCATTGCAGGAAAGCCATCCTGCTGTTTAAAAGGATTAGTAACATATTTCAGATCTTTTTCATTGTATATACTATTATAAAGATCATAGTATGTTTGCATCTCCTCTCTGCGAGTTCTGTTATTACCATTTCTAGAACCTCCTAAACTACGACCTATAACATAGTCTATACAACTTTCTTGCCAGTCTTTTGTCTTCTTAGACATAGGAAGTTTCTGTATTGGCATTTGATTAATATTATTCATAATTAAAACATATATGCTTCGATATTATCTATAGCTTCGTCGTCACGAAACCATTCTTGAGTAAATATAGGGCCTTCAAACAGTACCCTGTTTCTATTCTCTTTTTTAATCTCTTTTACTTTAACATTATATAGCTATTCTCTATATATCATTACTTGGGTCAACGCCATTACACGGTCTACGTTAACTACATCATTTGCAGCTATAAGTTCCTCTAATAGCGGTTCCGACATTATATTGTATAAGTTCTTCTTGCCATCTGCATTAATATCGTTAAGCCAATCTTTTATTAGTCCCCATCCCCACTGCTTAATCTATTTATTCATATGGCAACCCTTTTTTCTATTTACTTTAGAATTACTTACTATATCATTAATTATATCTGGTTGATCAGCAAGTAAGTAGTCACAATGCTTATTAGTAAAGTAAACAAATATACCTTTATTTTGATTCTCATACATTGCTCTAGCATTATAGTATATAAGCAATTTACGTACATTTTCATAAAAGTCTTCTGCTGATTTAGGTCTACCTGTATACTCCGCTACTATTATATCTGAATACTGTTCTATAGACTATACTCTCTTATATATAAAACAAGAACCTAATGATGTAGTACTCGATTCGTCATAATCATATGAGTCTATACCTGCAATATACAAACCAGCACTAGCATCCTTATTAGGATGCTCCCATATTACTATAGAACCAGTAGGATCATCTCCTACTAACGCTCCAGTAACTTCATCCCTTTTAGTTCTTAATGGATAATGTGTTATATCTCCTGTCTTCTTAATAACCCATTTAAGGCTACCGTCAGGTTGCCATACTAGATCACCTACCTACTTATGATTCTATAATTTTTTATTAGTTCTGAGTAATGATAACTACTCCTGTAATTCCTTCTTAGGAAATATGTTACCATTAAACTCTAGCATAGCTTCTGCTGGAGTAATAGGTCTTTCCGCAACATATCTATCAACTGCTGCATTATTAGTAGCATTAGTTATTACTACTTGTCTTTCTGCTAATATATACTCTAAAGACTTCTTACGGTATGTATTACCGTCCTCATCCATATATATACGTTTACCATTTTCATCACGTATATCTAAGTTAGTATATTGAGGTACAAAGAAACCGCATTTATTAGTAGTAGCAGACTCATCCCATATGTTGTCAAACCCTAAACAATTATATCCATCAGGGTTATAGAACATATCCTTCATAGTCTCAAATGCAGAGCCTTCATCACCACCAGTACCCCATACTATCATAGTACCAAAAGCTATACCATCTACCTCTACAGAAGGTCTAGCGATTTGCCATGCTGCGCCTAATTCAGAGAAAGAACCGCCCTCTTCAAACATAATAAGATTAGCTTTCTTACCACGTACTACGTCAGGATTGTCTTTCAAAGTAACACCTATAATTTCTGATTTATAACCTAATTCTATGATATTGCCGTAATCATCTTTAGTGTAGAATCCGGCACGTCTACGCATCTAAGTATTAACTGACCTTTTCTTCCCCCAAGCTGTATTCTTATCTATAAAGTCCATATAGTCCCAAGCTTTAGTAAGAATACCATCATCTGTCAAATATTGCTTATTTGACGCGTATATAAAGGTTTTAGAGTATGGTATTAGATAGAAGTTACGGCATGCCATAGAACCACCTTTGTATGAAAAACCTTTACGTCTAGACTTAAGTAGACATAAATGCTTACCCTACTCTTGGGCTTCCTATACTGCATTAAAATAGTAATAGTCATAGTCCCAGAAGTCGGGGAAAGTTACTTCATTAACACGTTTTACTTTAGTATTACCTAATTCATCTGTAGTAATATGATTGACTATACGAGATATAGGACAGTAGTTTAAATAAAAATAGTTATACCCACTAATGAAATCCCCATCATCAGCTGTATAACCATCCACACATCTTTTACTTTCCTCATCCCAGAACTTAAAATATTCTGAAGTACCTTCTGGATATACGCAATAAGAACCAGTAGCTATAAACTATAGTGCTGGTCCTCTAAATTTATTACTATTTACTATCTTCTTATTGAAGTCTACCATTCTTGTTCTTACTATTTGATGAGATTATTTAAAGCTTCTTTTATAGTTTTTCCTGTTTGTTTCTCTAATTCTCCCAACGCCATATTCCACATTTCCAGATTAATTGAATACTCATCAAGTTCGTCCTGCATAAAAAAAGTTACATTCTTACCTCTAAGTTTATCCATATTAGTACGCTTTATATTTAAAAGGGGCGCGTTTCACAACGAACCCCTTCTATTCAGATAATATTTATTAACTTAAAATTTTCTTAATATGAAAAATATTGGGGAGATTTCCAGTGACTGCAACCTAGTTTCTTAATCTAGGGATTTATACGCCGTATATTTAGTACTCCCCACCTGGGCTAACATTACCCCAGACTACCTGTTCACGATAACTACCTATCCAACAAGTTTCCTTCTGCTATTATAGTTTCAAAGGACTAGTATTTTAATTGGTCCTCCCGCCCGCATCGGCCACGGGTCTTGAAATTTTAGAGATTTCTATGCTATAAGCCAATCATACATCACAGGAGAGTATCACGTGGATATTCTTACCCTCCACGTAAGGGTTCTGATGGTTTAGAACCAAGATTTAATTCTTTGCCATAATGACTTCTTTACAGGTTTGTTCAAATATTCAGAAGCTTCTTCAATCTGTCTAAATACTTCTTCTGTATCCTTAGTCAAATCTATAGTAATCGTAAATTTCTTATTCATAATATTTTCATTTATACACTATAACGTGTTGTTAATATTTAGTTATATTTTAATGTATTATTTCGCCAACTCATACGGATTTACTTTAGCATCTCCTTTAACTTTACCTATAGCTAATTCTTCAGCTTTAACCATTGTTTCTAGCGAATCAATACTCTTAAGTACTCCACCAACAGAAGTCATACCGGCTAATAAGTCCTTAATCTTCTTTTCATCTAAAGTATCGTCTAATGACTCTTTATAGTACTTACTCACACTATCTAACTTTAGACGCATATTGTTTAACATTTGTAGAGCTCTAGTATTAAGTAAGGTTTTATATTCATCTTCACAAATCAATTCTTCTGCCGTCAATTTGTAATTCTCATCATCGAATATTTCCTTTTTCAGTTTAAGTTCTCTACTGTCTTCATCCATACTTTGTACATAAGGGCTATCCCATTTATTCATAAGTACAATGTAACTTATTACTTTGGTAGCATGCTCCTTATCAGGTTTATCTGCATCCCACACTCTTCTAAAGCATGGGATGCCTATAGCATCTGGGTGTATTTTTACTTTACCTCCAATAAGATCAAATAGTTTCATTTGTAAGAACTTGTTTGTTATCTTCTTTGTTCCATCTTATAAGATCGTCTTTAGCAAAGGCATCAGAACAGACTATTGGTTTTAGCGTCCACTTATTACTTATAGAATCATATTTACTTAGTATAAGTACAATATCCCCTAATTTATAGTCTATTACTTCCTCTTCTGTTATTACTTGACCATCCTACTATGCAACATACATAGTTCTACATTCAAAGTTATCAGATACATTTTTAATGCTATTAGTATCTACTTTATATAAAATAGCATTACCGTATTGATCTATCAATAATTTATCCATATTAGCAATCACACTTTACAGTTTCACAAGCACAATCACAATCAATATCACAAGAAGTAGATTTCTTTTTTTCTTCTTGCCCCTTTTCTAGCAATCTGTTATAGTGATTCTTTACTTCATCATTTTCAATAAAGATGTACTCTGCATCACTTTCTTTATCTATAGGATACAATTTTATTACCATAGTGCCTTTAGTAACACTCCTTCTCTCTTTAGAATCATCTTTCTTTGTATAGATCCACTCTCCATCTTCGGGAATATACCATGTATAGTCTACATAAAAATGATTTAGTAAGCTAACATTTTCTACTTCTTTATCGTAACTAATAACCGTACCTCTATCTACTGAACAAATATACTTAATCATAATAATCAATCAATTAAATAACCTAAATAATATTCTTTCTATAATCTCGCTATAATTTCCTTAGCACGCCCCATCGGTACATTCGGATTCACATAATCTGGTTTTATTTGATAATTCTGTATTATCTGCTAAAACTTCTCTATCTCCTCCTGTATGCTCTACTTTTTTATATTCTTCATACTTCTTAAATAGCATATCACACATTGCATTTACCTGATCGGCTCTACTAGGTTCTGCATTACTCTTCCCATTATCTACTATAGTAGTAGTAATACTGTCAATTACATCATTTGTGAAATCTTCATAAGTAATTACGCCTTCATTAATTAATTCATCTACTTTGTTATATAGGCGCTTCATTTCCTTACTAAATGAACCATAGAGTGGTTTATTGTTTTCCACTTCTAATTTCCACATCATTTTACTTTCTTCAATTGTCATATTCTTTGTTTTTTAACTCATTACAGATAGTATTACTTATATTTCCTGCAGCCCATCCTACTAAGTAGGCATACGCTTCATTGCCATCTTTAAAGTCTTGTGTATATAAGCCTAATTGTTCACAAAAGTAATCCGCAACGTGTACTGCCTCATGAGGAATCATGTCTGGAGTAATATCTTCTGCATTAGCAACAGCTATCACTATTACTCCGTATCTATTATCGCTCTTACGTATTACTTTACAAGTAACCATTCCACCGTCATATTTATCTACTTCTTGTAGCAATTTATTATATTCACTTCCGTCGTTGTTACCGTATACATCAAGAAATATAAAATATTTATCTAAATCCTCAATATTAGTACTTACAAATAATAGTCTAGGATATATCTCAGGACTATAGACATCATACGGTTTCTTTTTCATATCTTTTCTTTAATTTGAATTTACCTAAGTAAGAGAATCTGACAGGCTTTGGATCTAAATCAGATATAACACTGTTAGTAAATCTAAACGGGCTATTACATATTACTTCTATGATAGGGTATGGGATATTATACTTATTACTTAATTTAGTATATATACTCACTTGATTCCTCATTTAAATCTATCTTTTTGTAATATTTACATTCTTCTAAAGTAGAAGAGTTATCAAACGTATTGGGTCTTATTATATTAATTATAGTTTTAACATCGTCCCAATTTCTATCTTCTATACAATTATCATAGATAGATTGTAGTTTATGTATTTCCTGTTTATTATACTTACGTATAGGAGTATATGCTACAAAATTATATCTATCTATTGTAAGTAATTCTATACTAGTAGGAATAATCTCAAACTTATTATATGGTAAGTCTCTCTTCTTTAACTTATTCCACAACTTAGTAAATATGTTATATTCCTTCCAACATAATATAGTGCCAGGTCTTACTATTGTTGTTTTAATCTTCATCTTTATTTACTCTTAATATTATAGTAATTTGTACTCTATCGCCGATTATTTCAGGTATAAGCGCCTTATTTACTACAACTTCATCTTCAATCTTACCCTTAACTAGTATACCTTGATTCTTAAACTTAGTTATGTATCTACTGAGATTGTCAGGAGTAATACCTAATACTTTTCTAATATACTTCCTATTTTCAGTAGATATTACATTCTTACTTATGTTAGGGAGCTTAGGAGTGTTAATATCTATTGCTATGAACGTAGCCAGTAACTCTAGCTCCCTATCAGTAAGATCAAGTATACCATTAAGGCTCTTTAAGAATTCTGTATTTAAATCGGCTTTGCTTACGCTTTTTACCAATTTATTCATTTGTTAACGTATCCTTAATTTTATTTAAAACCTTATTTAAGTTATAATATACTGTCTCAGCTTCTAACTTAACACAAGGCTGTATTTCGCCTTTATTTGCTTTTTCATTAGTCTCTTTTAAGTTACTTTCGTATTTCTTAAGTAAGTCATCAATGAGCTCTAAAGTAGCATCTACATTATACTTACTTTCATCATCAACACTTAAAAGGTAACCTTCTTCACATAAGTAATCCGCAGTATCATAATCTAAAGACATCATTCTAGTATAATTATCTTCACTAACGTTAAATGACACTAAACCTGTTTCATCTTCTGCTAATACATCACCTTTCTTAGCAGAACCAAATTCCTTAATTACTTTGTAGCTCATAATATTTATTTTAAATGTTTATGTATCTATAAACGGTAGATTAAATAAATGTTAAAATCTGTTAACATTTATTAACATTTATTATCTATATAATAAAAAAACCCTGACTAACGCCAGGGTTCATTCTAACAATGAGTTATAATTTTAAATCATATTTGATACAGCAATTATATCATATGGTTTGACTAATTGACTATCCTTAAACAAATCAAAGTCCTTAGCAAACTTTTTATTATAAACAATAGTATCTCCTACTTTATATTCACATTCTGTTAAGCATGTGGGAATCTTCAATACCACACCTGTTGAATATTCAGATTCTACTTCCTTAGTTTCAGTTTGTGTATCATACTTATTGAAACCATCTTCATCAACTTCACCTGTAGGAATCTGCTCTGTTATCTCTTTAGTGACCATAACTGGATCTAAAGGCTTAACTAACACATCTTTCAACATCGTATACTTAATTCCATTTACTACTGTTTCTAGTACTTTATCTTCCATAATATTCTATATTTAATACTCAAATAACGTATTATTTCTTATTTTGTTTCTCTAATATTAATATATTTCCGCCATTAGAACAACAATAACGTCTAGCCAAAGTAGGACAGTTTCTATTTAAGAAATAACAGCCATCGCAACTACCTATTGGATTAGACTCTATTATAAACTATTTGTTGTCTATTGTTACTGGTATTCTATCTCTTACTATCTTTGCTAATTCCTAATCATTTAATGTCATAGTCCTTTCCTTTTCCGTGTTTATCTAAGTAAAGCATAGCTATTGCATTCCAAGCTACAGCTGCTAAGTGGTTTACTTTAGTTTCATCATCAACCTTATTACCCTTCTCATATTCAAGTAAGTGTCTTAACATAGCAGCTTTATATCGTTGGTAGCCATTCTCTAAGTTCTGCCAATTATTATCACCATACTTAATAGAACCGGCAGTATAGAGCTTTACTATATCTTCGATCTCTTCTAAAGGTAGTAAATCCCAACGTAGCTTACCATCTTGGTAATCATTCTTCTTTCCTTCTTTCATTGTTTATCTCTCTTAAGTATAAATCCTTGAGTACATAATGAAGTAATCCTAGAAGGGCAATAACAATTATATAAATCACATCCTTGACACATACCCTTTACTTCATTCTCTACTAAAGTATAAGGTTTATTACCAAAATAAACTCTTTTACCTAAGTAAGCGACTTCTTTAACTTGTTGTTGTTTCATAGTAATTATATTTGTGATTATCTAAAGTAGGAGTAATTAATATTATATCACTTTACTTAACTAGACACTGTTATTACTTTACCCCTCTTACTCCCCATATAACGTCTAATATACTGTCTTAGTTACTATTTCTTTAACATTTATTAACATTATTTATAGTTATTTAACGCTATTAAGTTCAATGTTTTTAACATTCATTAACGATTTTAACTCATCAGCTAACTTCTTAGCATCTGGATGAGCTGCACCACTACAACGTAATGAGAAGAAATGTTCCCAATCTGATTCAAATCCTGTCATAACTAAAGGAGAACATACAGCAAATGGTAGTACTTGTCTAGCTTGTTGTGGTTTCCAGCCCTTATTTATTAATAGATTATACTGTGTTTCAGCATTATTTAAGCACCATAAAAAGTTATCAGTTATACCATTATCAGAAGGTAATTGTATCTTCATCTTATCTATGTCGCACCAATCGCCATCCCAGTAAGTATAATTACCAGTAGGTATATCTAACCAAGTAGGCTTAATAAAAGTAATTTCATTATTAAATTTATCCTTACTATAGTTGCAATAACGAGTGCTCTCCCTAGCAAAACTAAATACACGATGTCTTAAAAAGCTTTCACCGGTTACTCTATCTAATATCCATTTTACTGTAATACGCTTCTCATGATGCTCTGTAGGTTCTACTTGATAGCATAATAATTCTTTTAAGTTATTTTCTACTAGTACTCTAAGATTAGTAGTAATATACGCTTTGTAACTAATTGTATAATTACTCTCTGTTAATACTTCATAAGGTACTAGGTTTACCTTAGTATGTGGGTTACTTTGTATCTTACTGAGATTCGGGTCTTCTCCATCTATAGTAAGATAAATAGTACCATGCTCCAACATAGCTCCATGACCAAGCTTAATCATACGGTCTACAAACTCTTTAGCGCTATCTTCTGTTATATTATCCTGGCTATGATAGCAAGTTCTACCTGCTAATTCGATCATCTTATAAGGGTCTTTTTCCTCAATAATCTGTACACTGGATTCTATTAATTTCATATTATATAGTTATTTGTTATATATTATATAACGCAAATATTAAGAATAATTACAGATATTTAACATAAATTAAACATATTTTAAAAATAAAATATAAAAATATTTTATAAAAATTTTTTGAGAGAGGTGGTGCGTGTGAAGATGTGTCACATCAAGATCCCCCGGCCTACTTCGCGCGGGGACAAGCCCCGTGCTTGTTGTTTAATTTAAAAATCGTGTACTATGGCTAGATACAACGAAATTGAAATTGGCAGAAGAGCCAATTATACGATTGCTGCTGTTGAGCAATCAGAGGATGGATCATATTGGATGATCAGTGTAAAGAACTCAAGTGGAGTACTTGAGTTTAACAGACTCTTCATCAGAGATGAAGAATTTGTAACCGAACACGAGGTCGGTAGTACTATTGAATTAGTCCCTTGGACTATGCCAATAATACCCATTAAGCGGCCAAACCGCAATGGGGAGATTAGAACCTTAAGGTCCATTAGTGGCCTCGCATTTAGCGAGACTGAAGCACAATCCGCTGCTTTGCGGAATATGCAGAATCTCTACGACCAAGCCGTAGAAATAGCTAATAGCGAGGAAACTCGCAGATTAGCAAAGAAGAACATGCTCTTTGTCGACTTTGTCGACAGAGACGAGTTTGTTAAATTACTTGAGGAAGGTGCAGAATAAGCACCTTCTTTCATGTACTTCTTTGAAAACTAGCGAAAGCTAACGATTTTTAATATATAGCGATTATTAAAACAAGAGAATAGCATAGCAAAAATAATGCGCTTGTTCTATAAATAAAAAAACTCAATAACTTCGAAGTAGCGTAAGCTACGGAGTTGTGTAACAATCCCAAGACATTGAGGGCACCAGTTTCTTATAGGTTACGCATGTGAGGGCGAATATACTCCTTGCGATATAAGTTTTAGGTGTAAAATGCAACTTAATCATTAACTAAATAAATAATCATATGAATAGAGACACAGAATTAGGTATGATATCAGTGATAATCACAATTATGGCTTTGTACATATCCATGTGGTTATTTCATTGATTTCATTAAGAACTACATTTAATCAAAAGAACTATGTTACGTACAATGCAAAGATTAGGTAATACAGGAGAAGTAATTTATTATTATCCTGTTGAAGGTATTACAACTTTAGCTTATATAGTAAATGTACTACCTAAAGATAATAACACAGATATCTATTTCTTATATTCACAAAATAGATTAGTATCTGTTGAAGTTCAAACTATCAATGAAATGGACCCAATAGATGAAGTTTCTACTACAGAGTGTTATGAAATTAATTCTACAATTATCTGTGATTATTGTATAATACCAGAAGCAGACTACATTCTAAAAAAGGACTAAACAATAGTTATATAATACAGATTTATTCGCAAAGTAATTATTCTATGAAATGCAAATTACCCTCATATGTTGTGAAACATAATTTAACCACGTTAAAGTATAATAATATAAGTTAGGTATGCCCTTATAAAGACTTAGGTAGCGCTAAGGACTATATTATTATACTTCTCTTCTTAATGCAACTACATCTCTCGTAAGCAATAACCGTGACAAGTCGGGGAGAGAACACATTTGAGTTTATGTGTCAAGAATGCAGAGTCAAGAATACTATATGAAACCTACTGGAGATAGGTAATGCACAACCGTCAAGAGTGTAAGGAAGTATAGTATAATCCACGTGGTAGATGCAGTTGTAGGTTCCAACTGGTGCACATCTTTTAGAGACAGCAACCAAGCTCGAAGTAAGCAGAGCGAAGATTAGCTATACCTCGATAGGCTTAATGAGGTGCTTAACAGTCTGACACTAACTGAACAATAAGTGTCTGTTCATCCTCAAAGAGGAAAACGTTGAACTCTACAGACATGTAGACAGCTCCATTAACTCTAGCTGTAATAAAGAGTTATTAATAGAGTAAGAGAATAGAAACGTGTATATCTACGTAGTTCATAGCATAGCTTATAGTCGTATAACGCAACATCGATTATATTAATGCGCTTACTCTATTATTTTTATTGCATTAACTAACAAATAAATAATATCAAATTATAAGGAGTATGGCATGCAAAATGCAAGTATATTAATGAAACTCCTAAATCGGAATATTCACCTAAATATTTATTTATAAATTT